GCAGAGCAGAGCAGAGCAGAGCAGAGCAGAGCAGAGCAGAGCAGAGCAGAGCAGAGCAGACGGTATTGTTAAAGAACATGGGAGAAACGGTTGATAAGCAGATAGATGTTGCCGTCACATTGAGAGCAAGAGATTACAAAGGCCTTGATAATTACGGTAGCAATGGAGTAATCGAATGGAAGTCTTAGGAAGTATTTACACAGGAGTTACAGAGAAATTCCAAAGAGGTATATTTCCTATCGCAAGGTGTGTGAAAGCTGAACAGCACGATTTAGGAGTTGTACTTATGGAAGTAATACAAATAGGCAACATAGCAGAGGAAAAGAATTTCAGTAATCCTCAAACTGGAAGAATTTATGATGTGGGGGGGTGCAGTCCGACATTGAATACTATGCAAGGTGGAAACAGGGAGCCTAAAGTAATTGTAGAGGAATTAGGCTTTATGGATAATGGAACAGGAAAACATCAATCGAACACGGTTTACAATGAAAATGGTCTGTCTCCGAGTATCACAACAATTACTGGTGGGGGAACACAACAGATTAAAATTGCAGAAAGTAAGATAGTTGCTATGCGTGGTAGAAACCCGGACAATCCGTCTGACAGATCCGTGGGAATTCCGACAGAACAGATGTTAGAACCAAATATGAGTGGAACGAGTAATTGTCTGAAAAGTGTGCAGAAAGATAATCTCGTACTTGAACCAAAATACAGGATTAGGAAGTTGACACCGAGAGAATGCGGTAGGCTCATGGGAGTATCAGACGAGGATATATCCAAGATGGCAGCGGTCAACAGCAACACACAACTTTACAAGCAGTTTGGTAACAGCATTGTGGTTGATGTGATGTGTGCAATGTTTAAAAACTTAAATATTGAGCAAGGAACTGAAATCAAGAACTAAAAAGTGAAATAGTAACTCAAAAGTTGAGTTAAGAAATGAAAAATTTAATTAAAAATTTGAGTTATCTATCGAAAGAAACTCAAAAGAAAGTTAAAAAACAGGAGGAAAATCACATGAAATATTGCATTGAAACAACGGATAATGGTTGCATTGAAACATTGGAAATGTCTAAAAACGAAAAATTTCAGAAAAAATCAACAAAAACAGAATATGGTTGTACATCTTCTGATCCTGATTTTTCGGATCAGTTGGAAGAAGCAGGGTATTGTGATGAAATCGTGGAGAAAGTATATGACTTATATGATGGGTGCGAAACTCTTGATTTTATTCAGCTGGCAGAACTGGTAAATAAGTAACTTTGAATTGCGAAAAGATGAAGATGATGTACAGCTGGGATATGTCCTAATCTTAATGGAGTTCGCAGGTGGAGAATATACTGGACGGACAGAGGTGCGCCGGATACGGTACGTGCTCCGGGATTTACCAGAGTATGGATTGATGCCAGGATAATGTATCATCGGATGGTAAAGGAGGATGCTATGAAAAATAAAAATGTGTGGTTTGCTTATGCAGCAGCTTGGATATCTACGGCAACAGCGGTGATATTTGCTATCAAATATACCGGATCAGCGTGGTGTTTAGTGGCACTGGCACTACCGGCAATGCAAAAGATTAGTATCAGCAATGCTGAGGAGAATGAAAAATAACTTAGAATTGGAGGATATGAAGATGAAAAATTATGAATTAATAGTATTACTTATGGAATTACCAGCAGGATATGATATTAAATTTGGAAAAACTGTTACTAAAGAAGATATGAATGGAGAAGATGCTATTTTTTTCGAAGAAACAGTATCGGATATTGAAAGCGATGATATCAAACAGGAAATTCACATATTAGCTTAAATTAGGAATGAGAGGATAATAATATATGAATATTGATCGTGAAAAATTAAAAATGGGAATTTGGTACGAGGATAAAAACGGAAAGATGATCAAAAAAACAGATGATTATAGCTGTGATATACCGGAAGGTGTGGTTACATACCATTCATGCTTCCCTTTAGAGGTTACGGAAAAAATATATAAGGTGCATGATAAGAATGAAAAATCAAGCTGTAAGCATAAACGAAAATGGTGGGAAAAAGACAACGACCTAATAAAGGGATATAAAGGACATACATGTGCTGCGTGTGGATGCAGTCAGTTAAGAAAGTGGTGGCAACCCTGGGGTAGAAAATGGGATTATGGTACGGAAACCACTCTATTACTTGAACAGCATACAGGCATTGGCGGTGGAAATCAAGATCTTATCCTTGCAATGGTAAATAGTGGAGATTACACGTTGAAAGAAGCCATTGCTGTTTTAGCATCTGCTTGTGAAAGGTGCCTAAATGTACTTGCTTATAAATATTTGAACGGTGCTGATGGATATGCGGAACATTCGGAAGAGTGGAAAAAGTGTAATACAGTATGCGACTTTTGTAAGTAACTTAGGATTTAGCGGTGGTAGAGAATATGAGTAAGACAGAGATCTGTCAGATGTGTGATAACTATTCTGTGCGCAACAAGTGTGATCAGAAGAAAGATTGCAAAATCATGAAAATTATGGATGAAAATGCAGCATTAAAAAAGCAGGTGAAGGAATTAAAGAAGGAACTTGCGGAAGCAAAGTTAAATATGTCATACATGATAGATCCCAATGCCATCGGCGATAGAAATGATATGGGATGGTAGTTTTAGGATTTAGCGGAGGAATGGTATGAGTTGCAGTAGATGTATCTGCGAGCATTGTGCAAATAATCCAAACTGCTTTGACCATTGCCAGGGAGAGATGGATGAACCGTGCTATAACTGCGAGGATTGCATCCACTGGGATGGCAAGACAGGACGGGAGATGTGGAGGGACGAGTGCCCCAAGTACAAGATAACGGAGTACTGGGCAGCGCATCTCCGGCGCAAAAAGAAAATCATTTAGGATTTAGTGGAGGTAGAAAAAATGTATAAAGCAACAAATATTGATACGGATAAGGCCCTCAAAGCAATCAATGATTCAAGAGCAATACAGAAAAGAGCATCACAGCTTAGATCGGAAAAAGAAAGATCTTACATGGAGGGACTGAACAAAGGACTTGATATTGCTGAAAGTCTTTTTGAATGTTCAAATTATGAGAAATCGGCGCAGGAAGCAACTTATATAGATGGTGTCTGCGAGGTACTCTATGAACTTGGAAAAGAACTTGATATACCAACTCAGGATATAAGAGATAATATTGCATCGGTAGATGGAGCCTGCGCTCTGTTTGCAGACAGGATTCGGAAAGCAATAGCAAGAGATAAGGATCAGTAAACTGAAATATCGGAAAAATTGTGTAACGAAATGAGAGATAGGCATGTTAAGTAAAATGAACGATCTGATGGGCGGATATACCGTTATAGTTACCACCAAGCAGGTCCAACGGCGCAGGCACAAAAAGAAGCGTATCAATAAAAAGTGGATTAAGCGGTATGGATACATCACCAAAGATTGGCAAAAACGTGGAAAAACGGTTGTAGATCAGGTACATATGACTATGTATATGAATCAGGCAACATATAGTGATCTGATTATTGCCCTAAAGAATAGGTAAAAGAAAGGGGATAAGTATGGCGAGACCAAGGAAAGAAGGTAAGAAGAACATCCGGAAAGACATCAGCATGGATCCGGAGCAGTACGAGAGATTAATTGATTACTGCCGGCAGCAGGACAGACCTATCTCCTGGGTGATCCGGCAGGCACTGGACAATTATTTACCTGTGTAATTATGTGTAACGTTACACATTAAAACTGAAATTTAATCAAGAAAGGAATGAAAAATATGGGAAATAAATATACGGTAGTAGGTGATTTCAGACAACCTCATAAGGATTGTTTGGGTGAAACATTATCAGACTTGTCTTATGAAGATGCTGTGAGAATTGTACGTGAATGGAGAAAAGAGAAAAAATATAAGAATGTTTTCTATTTCAAGCAAGACTAAGCTGAAATTTAGTGAAGAAAGGAAGAAGAATATGGCTAAAGCAGTATTAGTGATGGATATGCCATCAGTGTGCGGATGTTGCAAGATGTACAAGGGTAACTATCAAACAGGTGGGGATTGCATCTGCTTGATTACTGGATACAAGGTGGAACTGAATACTAAGCCGGATTCATGCCCTCTCCGGGAATTACCGGAACGTGAGACAGAGATGACCGATGAGGACGATCTCGGTAGAGATTATGTAAGAGGAACGATGGACGGTTGGAATGCCTGTCTGGATGAAATAAAATCTATAATTTAGCGAAGGAGAATGGCTTATGAAGTTATCAAAACTGACTAAGCCAGAACTTGAAGAAATCTTCCGGAACGCCAATTTCACGGAAGAGGAAGAAAAAGTGTTTTGGTTGCTTGCAGGAGGTAAGAGTTTAGAACAGATATCTGCAAAAACTTTTCTTCCGATAGCAACCGTAAACAGAAGAGTAAAAAGTATAAAAGACAAAATCGGAGGTGAAGAAGTTATGAATAAAACGGTTCCTGTATGGGAAAAAGTAACACTAACACTTGATGAAGCTGCCGAATACAGCAATATAGGAATAAATAAAATCAGAGAAATTTCCAACAATCCAAGATGTAATTTTGTAATTTTTGTAGGAAAAAAACGTTTAATAAAGCGCAAAGAATTTGAAAAGTTTATCTCTGATAATGTGGAATTGTAGACAATTAAAGCCTTATGTGATAAAATATCAGATTGCATAAGGCTTTTCTCATAATTGGAAAGGAGTGTAAAGTTTTGGGGAAAGACCTAAAAGGAAAGGAATTGGGACAAGGAATAAGTCAAAGAAAAGACGGATATTATGTGGGAAGATACACTTCAAAAAATGGAAAGCGTATTCAAAAATTATTTTTAAAGGTAAAAGATTGTCAAAAGTGGCTTGCAGATAACCAGTATTCAGATGAACATAGTAATGCTGACTTTCCACAAGACATGATTGTAAGTGCGTGGTATGATTACTGGATTTCTATAAAAGAGAAAACAGTAAGACCGAATACCGTAAGAAATTACAAAGAACGTTACAACAAGAATATTTCACCAGTCATAGGAAATAAACTGCTAAAAGAGGTAAATACAATACATTGCCAGCAGATTATGAACAATATGTCAGATGACGGTTATAAGACCACTACAATATACCAGGCAAGGATAGCACTTTATAATATGCTTGATTATGCATATCAAAATGACATAATTCCTAAAAACCCATGTAATAGAATGGTAAAGTACGACATAGGAAAACCGTCGGAAAAGAAAGAAGCACTTACTATTGAAGAGCAAAAAAAATTCTGCCATGAAATAGTTGGTTGCCCTTATGAATATCAATACCTTTTTATCTTGCAGACTGGTTTAAGGACTGGTGAATTGGTTGCTTTAGAATGGAAAGACATTGATTTCAAAAATAAGACCATGACTATTTCTAAAACTATGGAGTACCGACATTCTACTAAAGAGTGGAGAAAAGGAGAACCGAAAAGTAAATCTGGGTATCGTACTATTCCATTGACAGATGAAGCAATTCGGTTATTGAAATTACAGAAAAAGAAAAATCAGTCATTGCCTTTTATATCTTTGGAGTGGAAAGATACCGTATTCGTTTGTAAAAAAGGTACGCCAGTTAAAAATAGCACATACGACACGATGCTTTTTAAAGTATGTGAAAAAGCAGGTATACGAAAAATTGCAATGCACATATTAAGACATACTTTTGCAACGAGATGTATTGAAGCAGGAATGATGCCAAAAACATTACAGACACTTTTGGGACATTCAAATATAGGCATAACAATGAATCTTTATGTGCACACGACAGACGATCAGAAGCAGAAAGAAATAAGTATGGTTGCAGATGCTTTGAAAGTAATTTGATCTAAAGTGGTACATAATTGGTACATAAATACAAATTTTAAAGAAAGAAATGCCGTAAAATCAAGGCATTTAAGAGGTTATGAAAAAATATGAAATTAGGTATCGTTATATTTTGCCATATTTCACGTATTTTCTTATAATCTTACAAAACCTTACAGATGCAGTGTTTATCAGTATTTTCGACATTTTAGTCTTTAACGTAATTTAACATAATTCTTTATAATTTAATAAAAATTGGTACATGATTGGTACATAGAAAAGCCTTATGCAAATGATATTTTAACGAGAGGAAAATGATATTTTCACTCTCTTTTTTTATGCCAAAATTTAATCATAAGGAGGGATGACCTTATGGGAAAATTCAAATTTTCAGATGAAACACTGGAACATATATTCAGCAAAGAACGTACAAGGGAAGTGCCGATTAAGTATCAATCAATCATGGTTCATGTGATCGAGGAAGTTTTAGGAGAAACGGGTAATGCTTATGAATTTCAGTCCGTTGGGACTTATGAACAAGCCGACATATCAGACACTTGATGAAGTTGAAATTGCGAAACAGATAGAATCAATGGAAGAAAGGGAGAACAGCCATGCCGCAGCCGATTATGAATCCGAACTATTTCAATCCGCAGTATAGAACACCTATGTACGGACAGTTTATGCCACAGCAGGAACAGTTCCAGCCACAGCAGTTTATGCAACAGCCACAGCAAAACACAGTACAGATGTACGGTCGCATTGTACCGGCACAGGAATGCATAGCACCGAATGAGGTTCCTATGGATGGCAACACAGCTTTCTTCCCCAAGCAGGACCTGTCGGAGATCTATGCTAAATCCTGGGGAGCAGATGGAAAAATATATACAAGGCTCTATAAGCCTGTTTTAGATACAGACCCTAACAATTTACCGTCAGAAACAGAAAAAGCGAAATTTGACCTATCAGACGAAGCCACAGCGGTATTTATGAAGCGTTTTGATGAACTGGAACAAAAGATTGAGCAGTTGAAATCTTCGCAATCGCAAAGAAAAACTCCACAATCTCAAAGAAAGGATGATGCAGAATGAAAATGATGAATCCTATGCAGATGCTCAAAGGGATGGGAAATCCACAACAAATAATTCAAGGGATTATGGGAAATAGTCAGATGATGCAAAACCCCATGATTAGAAATGTAATGGGAATGGCGCAAAAAGGTGACATATCAGGTGTTGAAAATTTTGGCAGAAATATTGCTAAGGAACGTGGCGTAGATTTTGATTCTGAATTTGAAAAATTCAAGCGTCAATTTCCTATGAAGTAGATACTAAATTCTTGCAAGATTAAGTATAAAAAATCTTATATGGAGGTAAAAATTATGTTTGAGAGTAACAATACTCCCTTTACCATGCCTGTTATGCCTGCCAACAGCGGATATGGAAACAACGGTGCATGGGGTGACGATGGTGCATGGTGGATTATTATTTTCGTCCTTTTCTTTGCTTTTGGTGGTTGGGGCGGTAATGGTTGGGGCGGTAATGGCTCTAATTCCAGTTACTACACCGATTCTGCATTGCAAAGAGGGTTCGACACCCAGTCTATCATCGGTAAACTGGACGGAATCAACAACGGTCTTTGTGACGGATTCTACGCTGTAAACAACGGTATGCTTACCGGATTTAATGGCGTAAATACCAACATTTTACAGACTGGCTATGGCATCCAACAGGCTATCAATGCCGACACCGTAGCAGGAATGCAGAATGCTAACGCTTTACAGGCACAGTTAGCGCAGTGCTGCTGCGATACCCGTGAAGCTATCCAGGGTGTAAACTACAATATGGCAACGAATACTTGCGCATTGCAGAACACCATGAATAACAACACTCGTGACATTATCGACAGCCAGAATGCCGGTACAAGAGCAATCCTTGACTACTTATGTCAGGATAAGATTGCTACTCTGCAGGCAGAGAACAACGATCTGCGCAGAGCCGCTTCTCAGGATCGTCAGAATGCTCTTCTGACCACTGCCATGAGTGCACAGGCACAGCAGATCATCAACGCTGTGAACCCTACACCCATTCCTGCATACCAAGTTCCCAACCCTAACGTATATTACGGATGCGGATGTAACACTGGTTGCGGATGCTAAAACTGCATATCGAGTAACTTAACCTTAAGGTTATGTCTGCTATGCAGAATTACTGACAACATGGGGCAGACTATATGGTTTGCCCCTTTGATTTTGAAAGAGAGGTATTTATTATGGCTGAATATACAGCAGTAGCATTACAGACTGTGGCAGCAGGAGCAGATGTCGCTTTTACCGAAACTGCCGTAAATGGAAGTGGTTGTATCACTCACAGAGAGGGATCCGGAATTGTAAAGTTAAGAGGTATCACTAATCAGTGCCGGGCGAGATTCCTTGTAAGTTATTCCGGTAACATTCAGATTCCCACTGGTGGAACTGTTGGGGAAATTTCCCTTGCACTGGCGGTAGACGGAGAACCTTTGCAGTCCACAAGAATGATTGTAACTCCGGCAGCAGCAGAGAATTTACAGAATGTTAGTTCACAAGCATATATTGACGTTCCAAGATGCTGTTGTTCAACAGTTTCGGTAATGAATACATCAAGTCAGGCAGTAGAGGTTCAGAACTCTAATTTAATCGTTATTAGGCAGGCTTGACAAGTATTCTTTAATAAGTCTTTCCAGTATTGCTGATACAGGAAGGTGTTCTTTGATTGCTTGAATTTTAATCTTTTTCAGTAATTCGCTTTCCATTGTTGTTGTGAATTTGATTTTTGACATTTTAAAACCTCCTTTTTAAGTGTATTTTACCATAAATACGTATTGACGTAAAGTTATAAAATTGATATAATACACGTAAAATGGTATATACGTATAAAGGAGATTGGGAAATGGCTTTTAAGAAAGGAAATACACCATATAATTTTGATGATTTGACAGGAAAAATATTTAACCGCCTGACAGTTGTTGAAAGAGTATATAAGGAGAACACCAAAAAGACATATTGGAAATGTAAGTGTTCTTGTGGAAAAGAAACAATTGTTGAAAGCTCGAAAATCAAAGGTGGATACACCAAGAGTTGCGGATGCCTTAATGAAGAAAACAGAAAGAACCATATAGAAGAATTAACTAAACATAAAATGAGCGGTACTAAATTATTTAAAATTTGGTGCTCTATGAGAAAAAGATGCGAAAACGAAAAAGAAACGGCATATATGTGGTATGGCGGCAGAGGCATTAAGGTATGTTCTGAATGGAAAGGTGAAAATGGATTCCAAAATTTTTATAACTGGTCTGTAAAGAATGGCTATAAAAATGGATTATCCATAGATAGAATAGATTTTAACGGAAACTATGAACCATCAAATTGCCGTTGGATTACGCAAAAAGAGCAATGCAACAATACAAGAAGAAACATTTACATTGATTACAATGGAGAGCGAAAAACATTAAGTGAGTTATGTGAAATCCACAATTTGAAATATGGAATTATGTACCATAGGGTTTGCAACTTAGAACTTCCTTTTGAAATTGCTATGAATTTAAGTGGATTTTGCAAAACGTATTACAACGGGAAAGAAGTAGATTTGAGACTAATATCAAGAGATAAAAAGATCGATTATAAAATTTTATTAAAAGAAATATTGGTAAACAAAAAAGATATAGAACAAGTTATATCAGAATATGGAGGTAAATAAATTGGATGTTAAAAGAATGCATGAAATGATTGAAAAACTTTCTGAATGCGCTAAAACGCAGTTTGACAAAGGAATTGACAAAGTAGATACTTGTGAAATGGGGAAAGTCGTTGATATGATGAAAGACTTATCCGAAGCAATGTACTATCGGGAACTGACAAAAACCATGCAGGAATATGATTCGGACGAAAACATGGAAATGTTTGAACGTTATGGGGATGGTGGAAGACGGTTCTATGACCATTACCGCTATGCTGACGGCAGATTTGCACCTAAAGGTCGTGGAACCTACCGCAGAGGTTATGAAGAACCACCCTATTATCACATGACTCCGGAAATGTATCACCGTGACATGGACAGAGACATGGGGCGTATGTACTACACGGAAACTTCTTCATCCGGTATGCGTGATGCAAGAGAGGGCAGAAGTGGAATGAGCCGCAGAACCTACATGGAAAATAAGGAACTGCATAAGGCGAATACACAGCAGGACAAGGAAGCTAAAGTCCGTGACCTGAACACCTACATGACCGAACTTGCAAACGACATGACGGAGATCATCAACGATGCAACACCGGAAGAAAAGACGGTACTGCGAAACAAGCTGTCTGCACTGGTAACAAAAATCGGTTAAAACACTTAAGGGGCTTATTTAGCCCCTTTTATGTTGGAGGTGGTAAGTTGTTCACGATAAATGGAATAGACTGGAATTTAAGGCTTGTAGGAAGTCCCAGCCCTATGCTGATGCGTTCTGATGGTACATATACGTTTGGCATGACAGACAGGAACACAAGAGATATTTACATATCAAATATGATTCATGGTAGTTTCTATGACCGTGTGCTGTGCCATGAATTGTGCCATGCGTTCTGCCTATCCTACAATTTGACTATGGACATTCAGACGGAAGAGATTGTTGCCGACTTTTTGGCTACCTACGGAAGAGAAGTGTTTGCACTGGCTGATGAACTGATAAGAGGTATTGTTGGAATGGCAATGTGACCGACATTCACATTGAGATTTGCTTCGTATGTTTAACATACAATAGAATAATTGAGCGACAACGTGTCGCTTAACAAAATCAGAATACCAGTAAAATGTGTTTTAGGGGAAAAATAATCCCTTAAATATTTCTTTCGACGAATTTCGTCGAATAAAAGAATGGCATAGAAAAGACCCCTTTTTATGGGGTCTCTTCTGTTGCACAGTTATCAACATCTTGCTGAAGAATTTTAGATGCAAGTTCTGAAAGCTGTGGGAAGTAGGTGATTACTTCGGAATTTCTGCATTTCCAGTTTCCGGTCGTTGCGCTGTAAATTCTCTTTGCTTCATCAAAATTATACGTTCTTCCCAAAACTTCAAGTAAGTGGTGCATATATTCCTTTGATGTAATGTCGTAGCAACGGCAGATGTAGTTGATTTTGCCACGGTTGATGCAGAACCAGTCTGTTTCAAACTCTAATGTCGGCTTTTCCTCGATTGCTGTGGTGGAAGTAGGTGCTGGATGTTGATTTCTTAATGCAAAATAAGCATTGACAAGGCTCCTCTGAACTTTCCATGATAAATCATCCTTAAATGGTTTTACAAGCATAAGGTATCCGCTTTCGGTGAATACAGTAATACCTCTGTTTGGAATATCAATATTTCTAATGTCCACCCGGTGGACATTAGAATTTTCTTTTTCCAAAACAATATAATCAACGCCATTTATAAAGCGCTTTTTGTTTCTATTAAACGCTTTTCTAGCCGTTCCACTTGGTCTTTTATGAACAAGGTCGATATCGTCAAAAGTAACAACCATCTGACCATTGTATTCTCTGACATCTAACTCTGTTCCTTCAACGTTTACAATATTTTCCATATTATTTTTCCTTTCTTTTTATCTATCACAAAGTATATTTGTATATGCCAATATGCATTTGAGGAAATGAATGCTGGTATTTTCAAGGTTACAGATAATTTTTTTGATAAGTTCTTCTCTCATTTTCAGCTCCTCCATTTAATCAAAAATAATTTGCCAAAAGGAAGATGCAGTGCTATAATTTACATAATCCTTTTGGGGTAAAGGAGCAGCCGGTTACTTTGCGGGTATGGCTGCTCCTTCTTTTTTAGTTTCCGATTTCTTCATCAACTTTTTCGTTAAACCATTTCGTTTTAGTCAATCCTTTTTGGGAAAGTTTTTCCTCTAACTTCTCAAACTTTTCCTTTTCGATTTCAACACTAAAATTTTTTGTTTTCTTTCTTCGCTCTTTGAAGTAATCGGCTCTGCTTTTAGGTGCTATGGGTATCACCTCCTTGTTTCGAGATACATTATATAATGTTTCGAGATACAAGTCAAGCATTTTTTCAAAAAATAAAAATGCACTAGATTGAATCTAGGGCGTCTATCATCCGACCAGTTTATTCACCGACTTATTTTCCAAAAATTCCTTAATTTCTCCGTATCCCCAACCGTATCCAACCAGTGAACTTACAAGCATTTCTGCATTCTGAACTAACAGTAGTTCTTCCTCGGTCAGATAATCCCGGATGTTTTCTTTGTTGCCAATATTAAGGTCAAGCCGTAATTGCTTTGCGGTTTTTCCGAATACTGATTTATAAATCAAATCGGTGTAGGTAGAGTATGCATGACCGTGCATCCGTTCATTTTCGGAAGTCCTCTGCAAACTATCCGTAAGTACCCTGCGGACACCAATTCCTTTTTCACGTTCCCGTATTTTGCCAATAAGAGCTTTTTCCATTGCGTTGAATTGCTTAATATAGGCTTCCTTGAACTGCATTGCTTTTTCACCAGTGTATCCCATAGCAAGAAGAGTAAAGCCGTCTCTTGTCATAACAAACATAGGTTTTTTCCTGTTAATACTATCTGTATAAGAGATAGGCACGAAATTGTGCTCTCTAAATTCTTCACTACAATCAAGTTCTCTTATGTCCTGCATGACACGTTTATGCTCTTTTCCAAACGTTTCCGCAACATCAAGGCTTGTTACAACGGTTACTTCTTCTTTGTTTACTGTTTTGATTTCAACTAACATTTTCTACCTCCAACAAATACATTGTCATGGGGCAGAAGAGCATAAAAATAAGCCCACTACCCCTGTTACTGTTGGAGTAGCGAACTTCCAATCTTTTTTTGGTCTGTCTTTATTCCGGGTCTTGGTTACAATCTAGGCTGTATAATCAGCTTTCACTCTCCGGACGTAGTGCAAGACTTCCTAACTGACACATATTATATCATGCAGAACGTAGGTTCGCAACATAAAAATAAGAGCACCCTTTCGGATGCCCTTAAAATTCTATATTCTATTGTAATTTGAGTACTTCTTTGTTTCCAGTCCAAATGCTTGTTTCATATTCCAGTTCAATGCTCTGCGCATCTTGCGGAACTACAAATGCAATCTTGTAAGATGTTTTTCTTCCGCTTGAAAGATTCGCATTCAACGAAGAACTATCAACAACACTGTAATTCTGCTCACAATCTGTATCGTCTGCGTAGCACTGGAAATCGTAGATGCTTACATACTTATCATCTTTACTGTTGTTCTGATAGGAAACATCAATCATAATGTATTTTGTTCCATCAGCAGGAGCGTTCCAACCGTATTCATCCTCATAATCAGTGTAGTCAAGGTCAAAATCATTAATAGTGACTTGCAAGCCGTCCGCATCGAATGTGTAACCGGGAGAAATAACAGTACCACTGGGTGCTTCTACCTCTTCAACCTTTGATTCCGGTGTACTTTCTGATACTGCGGTAGAACTTTCTTGTATTGCAGAAACAGATGCCTGTGTGCCGGTAGATTCCTTGTTACTATCGGATACACTATTTACAAACAATGCCATAATGGCAAAAATTACAATTCCGATAACAGAACACACAAGACCTGCGATAGCTGTTCCGTGCTTTCTGTCTTTTTGACACAGAGCAATAATAGCGAGTATCAAGCCTATAATACCTGGCACAATGCCAAAAGCTATACAAGCTGTGAGGATGCTTATAATACCAAGCACCATTGAAGTGATTCCTAAAGGACTTTGTTTCATAGAGTAATTACCCCTTTCATTTTGAATTTTATAAAATTTTAACACATTTGTGGTATTCTGTCGATAAATAGATGTGAAGTATTGAAAAAATTTTAATGTGTTTCTTTTGATACCCCCGTGGGTCTGCATTTTCAACCGAAAATCTCGTTTTCAGAGGTTTTTGAAAGAAAAATTTTTCTACAATTTTCGTGCTAAAAATTTTCAATCCCCCCGGGGTAGCACTTTTCAAGCTGGAAAATCCGTTTTCAGAGGTTTTTCTCTGATTTTTTCAGACCGTTTCAAAGTGTGGAACATCTGCACACTTCTGCGGTGCGAGTCCTGGACCGGTCACCCGGTCACCGTGTCGCAGCTTTCGCAAGGTCTCCGACTGCAGAAAGCATGGAATCATACGCAGACCGCAACAGCTCTGCAGATTCAGGAGACAGACCACCGGCGGCATTCTCTACCCTTATAACGGTTTCCAGCCGTTCCCCGGCATCCGCTACGCTCTCCATAATGTCGTATACATGACCGATTCCCACTTTTCGCATTTTGTATAATCCCCTTGTAATATTTGATTGTACACCAAGACAGCGCAAGCCGTCAATATATCCGGGCGCAGGATCTGACCGGATCCGGTGGAATAGTAACACAAATAGACAGCCAGACGGCAGCATATCCAACGGAACACGACAAAAGGACGGTTGCAAGCCGTCTTTTATCCGTTTTCAAGTTCAAAAATTGCCCACCGCAGGGCGGCGGCTGTCTCCGTGTCGTGATCACGCTCTGCACGTTCTAACAGCTTGTAAAGTCTTTTAAGGTTCTTTTCTTTCATCCTGGCAACCTCCTTTTTTTTATTTTTGGGTAAATTTCACCCATAAAACCGCCGCCGGTAGTGATCCGGCGGGCATCCTCTGCGGCGGCTGTCAAGGTTCAAAATCTATGATTCCTAAATAAAATTGATCTTTAAAGTTATTAAAAAAATGATCTTTTAAATCTGATAATGTTTTTTCTCCATTTTTTAACGATTCAAAATCACTCAACACCATTTCATCAGTATAATTTGCATATTTATTATAACTAATTGATATCCTAAATTTTTCCCCGGATTTTACCCATCCACAACAACCGGAATTTTTAGCAACTGGATATGCACCTATCTCATAGCCATATAAATCCATATAATCTTTTGTGTTTTTATCGTGCCAATCCTCTAGTTGTATCTTTGTACCGTCAGGCATTTTCGATTTTTCTATAATTTTCATTTTCTCGCTCCTCCACATTTTCAATTTTTCCCGTTTCCGGGTAAAAGCAAGCCGGGGACACGATCCCCGGTGTAAGCCTGTCTTACTTGCTTAATATTCAATTTTTAATTGCGCAGAGCCTTTATATAAAAAAGCTGTTTTTCCGTGTAGGTCGCTACAAGTCCAACCACCAGAAATATAATCATTTATAAGGCTTTCAAAATGCTGGTAATTTGCACATTTAATATATATCATTGTTTTATTCCTCCAATTTTTTGTAGTATCTGATGTTGCGCACCTCTTAAAAGTAAATATAAAATTTTTCTCCGGTTGCGTTCCAGTCTTTGTCTAAGATTTCCATTTTGTATAATTGGCCATTGTTACCGTAAGTGCCAGCAGAATAGAAAAGCTGTGTTGCGCTACATCCTTTAGCTTCAGTATACGCTTTTTTTATCTCTGCAATAATGTTATTTACTCTGTCACCATTATCACCGCATAAATAAGAGCCGGCCGGAACATCTTTTAAGCAGCTAATATAATGGATTGCATTCTCGAAGCTGTAGCAGTTTACGTCTAACTTGATGCCGTCTAAACGCTGACCCTCTGCAATAAGATTTTTCCGTGAAATTCTTTTACTCATATTGCTTTTACCTTTTCACCCGTGTTATAATATGGGTGCCTTTCTTTTTGGGTGCCGGTGTTCGCTTGGTAGGTGGTCACCGGCTTTTTTTATTTGTTGATATTATAATAGCAAATATATTGCACATATACAATATGTAATATTTAACAAAATAATGCACATATAAACACACGTTTATTAGTTAAAATGTATATTGCACATATTTTATTGACAAACTAATGCACATATAGTATATTTAAAATACATTTATATTGTATGGAGGTAAAAAAGAATGGGTATAAACAAAACAAGTGAAGCACAATTAAAAGCAAGTAGAGAATATGAAAAAAGAAACGACCGTATAAACATAGTGTTTCCGGCAGGCACAAAAGATAAAATGAAATCACTTGGAATTGAAAAGCCGAATACATTTATAAAAGAAGTAGTTGCGGCAGAACTTGAGCGAATGGAAAAATATAAAAAATAATGCACATATATCTATTGACATATAATGCACATAATGTTATAGTGACATCATGACATCACAAAAGTGATATCATCAAAATGACATCATGACATCATTGAACTATGACATCATGACATCACATGAGGAAAGGAGAAACAGCAATGGAAACATTTGATTACAAAGTGCGTTTTCCGAAAGACCTAGAACCGCAGATCAAAGCGCAAGCAGAAAAGAACGGCGAAAGTGTCAACCAGTTTGTTATAGGTGCCGTGATCGCAGCATTGCAACCAGTACAGTTGCTGACGGTGACAGAGCAACCGAAAGAAACACCCGTGACAGGCTCTAAAAGCCCCATAGACGAGAAAATCGCACTCATGCAGGCAAATGAACGGCTACACGCTTTACAAGCCAAAACAGCGGCAGAAAGAGCCGCTAGAGAGCATGGAGAAGTTAAACCAGTTATAAAACATCCTCCGAAATGGGCAGGCTTACCCGGACAGCGGCCAGACGAAAGCAATGTTGAATGGGTAGAACGCAAGAGGAAAGAAGCAGAAGAAATTTACAAGCAAGGTATGGAACGAATACAAAGAGAAAAGGAGCAGAAAGCATGACAGGAACACCGGAACAGATCACAGAAAAGAAAGCTTACCGGATCCGGTCAAACGTCCGGCAGTTCTTCCGGTACTACCGGGAGCAACTGGAAAACGTGGAATCCGAACGGCTGAAAGAATTTAACCGGGCAGAACTCCAAGCACTGGAAACAGTACAAGCGGAAACACTCCAAGCACTGGGGAGCATGACAGATTATGAGTTATTGACCAACAAAACCGCATACGGTGACAGGGCTTTAATTGACCGGATCACAGTAAAAGCGGCAATGATTCGCAAGACATCAAGAGATTTTGAGGACTACCGCAAAAAAACAAATAGTTATAATTGGCAGCCCAAAAAAGCATATGCAAATTAAGCAGGTGTAACAGCCTGCTTTTCTTGATCTATTTTCACTGTGTTGTTTTAATGTGCTAAATTTTGTAGACAAATTGTAGACATTTTGTAGACGCAGATTAGATTAAATAAGATTAGATTAAATAAAAGGAGATAAGATAAAAGTAAATAAGTGCAGAAAGACATTGTATAACCAAGTATATATAAATACTAGAGCTGACCATCTGCCACCATGTACCCATCTGCAAAAATTACCTGTCTGTCTGTCAAAAAATCCCATTTGTCAAATTTAACCGGATGATATTTTTTAATCGCATGATTTTTTATTGCTCAGGATTACCGGCAGACATACCACAACAACAAATCATCAAATACGTAAAAGGTTGTTGTGGATTTATAAATAGGTCTTGTGTTATGATAAAAGCAGTTAGGGAGCCGACGTTAACACGGTGCGAGTGACAGCGGTGTAAATCCAACCCCCTTCTGGATATGCAGCCGCCCAGATTGTAACCAAGACCACCGGAGCCGACAGACCGGAACCGACAAGAAGTCACTAGCTTGTCACTTTTGTAAATTTATGTTTTTACATGATCTGTGGAGGAGATCAAAAGACATAGGTTTATTGAGTGATGCTTAGTGATTTTTTTATTGCAGATTTTTAGGAGGTGCAGAGCGGTGCAGGACGTCAGAGAGATTCCAAACATTGACGAGATTAAAAAAAATATCCGTAAATACTTTGACGATTATTGCGCAGCTTATGGCATCGATGACATGAGATCACAACGGCAACCGGTTTTTAATGGTGCCATGCAATATATATATAACAATTATATAAGACCTAGTAATGTATTAAAAGATATACCCCAAAACGTAGTGGATAATAGTATCAACCAAATGCTAACTAACTACAATGCGTACAACATAGATCTGTTGTATGAGGTTTATTTATATCTTAGAGAGTTAGCCAACGCTTATGATATGACTGCTACAGCTGATACATTTAAGATATTAACAGGGATATCTAAACAGGCTTTGAGTGCATGGAGGACTAAATCAAGTACATCGAGCATGGACGAGGTCAGAAAAGCTTTTGTAAATTGGTTAGATGATGCAGATTGTGATCAGCTTGTTGCTTTTAATCTGCGGAATGCGCTGGGAGCAACGGAACGATTAAACAACGACCACGGAAGGAAACAGACCACACAGCAAGAGATTGTGCACAAAATAACCAGGACAGCCGACCAGCTCCCACGATTAGACACAAATTTTGGACAAAATACATCAATGTTGACCGATTCCGGAGCGTATGGAGATAATACAGCAGATGCGAATTAGTAGCAACAACTGCGGAAACGTGCGGAAATATGGGATAGTTAAGGACGTGTCAATAAAGATTGCGTGAAAGATTAGTTTTGCGCATAGTTGAAAATGAAATGATGGCACCGGGGGAGGGGGTCTGACAGGACCAGCGAACAGCCCCTACTTAGTCCCTCAAATTTCCTCAAAAATAAAAAAGACCAATTAAGGAGAATATCCGTGATACCATTCATTCAAAAAGATAAGGCTATTACAAATGCTAGAAGATATTTTAAAAGATATGGATATCGTGTAGTTGGCAGTAAGACAACTAACGCCTATGTGTATGTAAAAGCTGTCAGCTATTTAAAAAATCCGGTTATTGGGAGAGTAAGTCTCAATACGGGCACAGTGGTAGCAATACTGAATGTAAATAGCTGCCCGGTAGAAATCACAGATGAAAAATACGATTAACAGGAGGAAACGCATGATTTTTTTACTTGTTATGCTATTTTGGATTTTATATACATTGCAGGCTCCTTGGTGGATGTATTTGCTATTGATCCTCCTGGGGATATGTGGAACTAAGGATTGAGGTTATAGCTTATGCAGATCTACGGAAAAGAGATTAAAGACGAATGTTCAAAATGCGGTGAAGTCCTGCAATGCGAATTATTTCTTCAAGGCCACGGAATCAAGAGAAACCGTGAGAACGTTACGGAAATGGTTAGCTGTCAGATGAAGCACCAAAAGAGCAGACTTGATAAAGAGCCTAAAGAAGATTTGCCAGTTAAGGAGAAATGTGAATTGCCGCCGGAGATTAAAGAGATTTACACAGAAGTTTGGAAAATCCATAAAGAGTGCGCTAATCCGAAAACGGATGATGACTGGTCGTATCTTATCCGGCAAGGCAATCTGCTGATTAAAATGCACAACAATAGCCAGTTTGCTAAAGCACTGGTAATGGCAATGATTGATGAAATTGAAGAAAGGAAGAAGAAAAAGTAATGGGAATGATACTTTTGAAAATCGTAACAAGCGTGGTTTTGATTATCCTTGTTATTGGCGGGTTATGCAGTTTATCTTCTCAAGAGACTGTGCCTGCCGGAATTTTAAGTTTTATATTTGATTGGTTTTTAGCATTGGCAGTTTATCTCATGTGGGTATAGCCTATGTGGTTGCCGGAGATTGTGCGAATTATCCCATATCACATCGTTGAATGGGTTAAATTTATAAAGCCATTGTTATTGCCGAATATCCGGTGTTGTGTTGGCATTGGATATGTGGCAGAGAAATCAAGGCATCAAGAGTGTATGTAGCCTGTGTGTGGGAAATGAAAAATGAAATAATGCGTTCGACAACACTAAGTTTTACAGAGTACCGTGCGCAGGCGTGATAATTTTTAAATTAAGCAATATAGGGTGTTTCACGAAAATAATCCGGGAGCAGATGGTCTCTCTCCCGGAGTTTGGGGTTATCGCCAAGCGGTAAGGCACAGCACTTTGACTGCTGCATTCGCTGGTCCGAATCCAGCTAACCCTGTTTCGCAGATGTTTTCTTCTTTCGGTCTTTGCCATCTGCGAATATTCCATCTACATGGAATGCTCCTTTCACCTCATAGCGGAATGCTGTTAAGAGCCGTCACAAGGCTCGTGAGGGTTTAACCGGTTTATGATAGCCCGGTTTTTGCAGAATACCGTTGTTGGTTTAATCTGCATCTGTTTTGTACCATACAACAGTTTAGAAGAGTATGTGGCTCAACAGAGATACTGCACAGCCCTTGCAGACATAAGATGGGTGTATGTGGTGACAGAATAGGTATTGTTAATGTGTAAGGCTTGATAATGGTCGGGCGTTAATACGCTGGCAGACGTTCACAGGAATGCAAGCTATGTGAGGTGCAAATCCTCACCCACATATTTGACAATGTAAATTTACCTTGCTTACTTGTTCGGTGCATAAGAAATGGCTGGCGAGGGAAACCGAGCTGCATTGTCAACATAAACGAACGCAAGATCGCAACTTGCGAGTAGGGTTTTGACGGTATAGTGCGAGATCAGTTCGATTCTGATTAATGGCGGTTAATAGCATTGATAAGGCTAGGAAAGGCATATGAAAATGCTATGTAGGTTCGATTCCTATGCTTGGAGCGAGCGAGGTGCAAGTCCTTACGTCAAAAGCTTCCGGTTCGCTACCGGATAGAGTGTTGGTGGCAGAATCCCACTTGAATTAAAAAAATGCCGTAAGTGTTGTTTGGTGTCCGAACCTTAAATGTCGGCAGACAGCTTGCGGAATTGCACATTGTGACGTAGCGCAAATGGAGAGAGCAACAGTCTTCTAAGCTGTGTGGTATGGGTTCGAGTCCCTTCGTCACAATGGGTGTTGTTGCAAGTACACTCCGAGTATGCTTATTACAGAAGCATAGGGGATAAATACACCGGTTAATGTTTATCTCATGGGAACTTGATGGAGCCGCTTGCGGCTGACTAAAAAATCCTTGGGTGGGAGATAACCAAGTAAAAAACCTCCCGACTGCAGATATGGTGTAATGGTATCACAGTAGCTTGCTAAGCTATCCAGCAGAAATGCTGTCAAGGTTCAAATCCTTGTATCTGCGTTTATACGAGTGGGAATGCATATCATTGTTCGCAGGGGGATATGCATAATTGTGAGTTGAGATACCTGTTTTAGCAATTAACCATGCTATATTTGCCATGTGTCCGGTTGGTCGAGGGTGCTGTCTTGAAAACAGTCTGGATGTAAAAGTCTCTGGGGTTCAAATCCCTAACATGGCGTGCGTTGCTGAAGGATGCGACCAGTGGTTATTATTGAGAAGTGAAAATACTAGTAAGTAGCTTTGTTGAGATAATGACAAATCCTCTTGTTTTGAAAAGCAATGAAAAAGTTTGACCGTTTCAAGTTTCAAAAAATCGTGAAAACTTTATATACGTCTGTCTTTTGGTCAGAATGAGGTCTCCAAAACCTCTAACGAAAGTTCGATGCTTTCCGGGCGTGCTTATCTTTATCTCCACTTAGTCGGGTACTACTGCAATAGTTCCGGTCGATGGGAGATGTATGGATAGTAGTTGCTCATTATCGGTCAACGAAAAACACTTCTGCGAGTAGAATTTGCAGATTCAAAAGTAGTCGTACCTTGTTTGGGTCGGGTGGGTTCGACTCCCACGGCAACTATTCCCTGGCTAAAACGTAAGCCACATATGTTTAGCGAAAACCAAGCCTATGAAGTAGAGAACAAACAAGACTGTGAGATTGTGGATAGTCAGTGACAAGTAGGAGGTGCACATTTGGTTATGGCAAGCGCAAGCCATAAAAGGTTTTACGGTTCGATTCCCATGCATAGCTTCAGTGGAAGAGCGGCATCCGCATAGGATATGTGTCGGCGGTTCGATTCCGTCTGCATGGTTTACGGAGGATATGAGGATGAATGGATCGAAAGACTATCAACAGCAAACAGAAGCATTACGAAATTTTGGCATAGATGTTTCAAGAGAAGCAGTAGAAAAATACGCTTTGGAAAAATTTGGAAGGATACCTCAAAATCAGATTGAGAGAGATTCTGCGAGATACTGTAAAGTGATGGAAGAAAGCAGAAGGATTATGAAGCAAGGATTTGAAAATGTGTGAATTTTGTGAAAAGTGGTATGACGAAAATACAATCTTTGGAGAAGACATAAAAATTCATAAATGTGCAAATGAAACAAATTTGAAATATGCAATGATTATGAAAAATACCGGATACGATAAACCCGCCATTGTTATTTTTGCACATACAGCGGCTATGGGATATTTCAATATTGTTTATTGCCCCATGTGCGGCAGAAAGTTGGTGGTGGAATGAAACATCAGAAAGAATGGCACACTTGCGATAGGTGTGGATTAGAAATAAAGAATACACTTATCAGAAAAGGGAAAATGAACATTAAGACAGAAGTGCAGGAAGGATACCATGCGAGCGATGTTCTTAACAATTTTGAAAGTATTCTGTACACGAAAGAAGCACAATTTGAACTTTGCCCTAAGTGCAGGAAAGATTTTGTGAGGTTTATGAAGAATGAAAATAACGGAAATGAATAATTGCATTGAAGAAATGCGTAAGTGTTATAACTTTAATGATGATAAGACTGAAATAAGGCTTGGGGATATGATAAGTGGCCTTGACAAATATGTAACTGTCTGTACAAGAGATGAAAATGGAACACAGATTGAAATGACAAGACATGCAGACGAATTAGAATAAACAAAATCACCGGCTAACAAACGGAGTTAGCCGCTAACCTAGAAAAATTATAGGCAGAATCCTATAAGGCACTTCTGCCACAAGCGGAGGTGCTTTTCTTTTGGCAAGTCAGAGCCTTATCACGGCAGTAAACAGTTACGACAATTACATACAGCGCAAGGGAATTGATGAACAGGTCATTGATGCGTACATAGAAGCCTGTAGAGTGGCTATAAACGGTGAAAAGGATATAACTTATGGCTTACAGATAACAAACCGTTCTAAAGGCATTGTAGAGCGTTTTTGCATGGAAAGAACCGGAGGAACCATATGGGATTTAGAAAAGTATTCCTTCGCAAACAAGACGCACTATTCTCTGACAGATAAATTGTACGATGTTCTTCTACTGGAAGCGCAAAATAAGGTTGTAGACAGTGCGTACCGCTATTTGGAGAAGAAAAGAGAACCTAGAGAGCGGTTCTATATGCCACGTAGAAAGCAATTTCTTAAAATCGGTCTCATGGATGCCATTCAAGGCATGATTGATGATATATACGACATCCTATGCGTGTCTCTTATTCCTGGTGCTGGAAAAACCACGGTTGAGAAAATGCTGAATGCATTGGTTGCCGGATGGTTTCCGAGAGATTTCAACCTTTTTTACTCCCACAGTGGAGACATTACACGTATGTACTATGACGGTGTGTACGATATTTGCACAAATTCTGACGAGTACACTTGGAATGAAATTTTCCCAAACCTTTCCGTTACCAGTACTAACGCAAAAATGGAACAGTTTAACATTGGCAAATATAAACCATTTCCATCCGTTCAGTGCACATCCGTAGGAAGTAAAAATGCTGGTAAAGTACGTGCATCAAAGTTTTTGTTCGTAGATGACATGATCGGTGGCATCGAAGAAGCTATGAATCCTATAATTTTGGATAAACTGTGGGACAAGTATGCGGTAGATGCAAGGCAAAGAAAGACACAAGATACTGACGGAAAGAATTGCAAAGAGATCCATATTGCAACCAGGTGGAGCGTAAATGATGTAATCGGTCGAATCCAAAATATGTATGAAGGGAATCCGAGAGTAAAAGTAATTGCAGTGCCGGATATTGACCCCAAAACAGGATTAAGCAATTTTGACTACGAATTTTCCGGATTTACGGTTGCTTTTTTTGAAGATCAACAATTACTCATGGATGAAATCTCTTATAGGTGTCTTTACAAGCAGGAGCCTATTGAACGTGAGGGATTGTTATTCCCGGAAGAAAAAATCAGACGTTATCTTAATCTGCCACATGGAGAACCGGAAATTATTACCGGGCAATGCGATACCAAGGGAAAAGGAACCGACTTTTTTGTTCTTCCGGTATTACAAAAGTACGGAGAAGATTATTACTGCGTTGATTGCGTGTGCGACAATACAGCAGATTATGAAATGCAGTATGAAAATGCGGCAAATGTACTCGTTAATAATAAAGTGCAAGAGTGCGAATTTGAACGTAATGCCGGTGGTGACCGTGTGGCAATGGAAGTAAATAAGCGTGTAGAGAGTAAAGGATGGATATGCAACATCACAGACACACCGACTGAGACAAACAAAGAAGCAAGAATTTTCCAGTGTTCTAACTGGATATTGCAACACGTTATTTTCAAGGATCCGTCTCGTTACAAACCAAATGAACCATACGGAGTAATGATGTCGTTGCTGAAAAGATATTCAGTATCCGGAAAAAAACAGTTAGATGATGTGCCTGATGTATTTTCTAACTTTGCTTTAAGAATCACAAACGGTAACAGAGTGGCAAGAGCAGAAGCAATCAGCAATCCTTTTTCAATGGGTAGGAGGTATTAGATGACAACAAAAGAATATTTAGGGCAGATAAGCCGCCTTAATCGGATGATAAATAATAAACTCACGGAAATCGCACAGCTCAAAGATATGGCAGCAAGTATATCTGCTCCGCAAAGCGGTGAAAGAGTACAGACTACACCGAATTTTGACAAAATAGGAACAAAATATGCCAAAATTGACGAAATGGAACGGAAAATAGATGGCATGGTGGACGAACTTGTCGATAAAAAAGAGAAAATTATACAGCAGATAGACAGCATGGAAGATGAGAACACATACAATATTCTGTTCGCAAGGTACATCGAAAAGAAAACTTTTGAAGTGATCGCAACAGAAATGAAATATTCATGGAGACAGGTTGTCAGACTTCACGGAACTGCATTGAAACAGTTTGAAAAGAAATACGGAGAAGGATATTTGAATGAATGATGTCATTGAATGTCATATATAAAAAATGGTAATGTTAAACTGACGAAAATATTTAAGATGCTTTCTAATCCTCCTAAAAGGCAAACAGCCGGGAATACCGTCTACGTTATGTGGGCGGTATTTTTGTGTGCAGAAAAGAGGTATTTATGATTTTTAACCAAAAAATTAGAGTGTACTGTCCGGGATGCGGACGGTTGGTCGGTGAATGTAGTGCAAAATCGCATATCGACAAGACATATAAGTGCCGGAATTGCGATAAGATGGTTGTTTATCATACGGAAACCGGAGAACGTGAGATCAAAAAGCTTCCACAGAGAGATCAAAGCAGCGGAATGACATTTATGTAGGTGAAAATATGAACACTATGAAATTTCAAGACCTTGTAAAGGGTTGTCACGGTAGAAAAATTGCATATACGGATGTGGAGCAGATAACCGAAGACAACATTGTAAAGGTTATCGGAGACTGCATAGGTGTTTTTTATTACAACAAGACAGTTATCAAGTATTTGTGGGAGTACTACAAAGGTGACCAGCCAGTACTATACCGGACAAAACTGTCAAATGAGGACATCACTAACCGAGTAGTAGAGAACCATGCTTTTGAATGGGTGCAATTTAAGGTCGCTCAGACTTTTGGCGAGCCTATTCAGTTTGTTAGCAGAAAAGATGATGAAGCTGTAAATAAGGCAGTAGATGAACTGAATGATTACTTAGCTGATGCAAATAAACATGAGAAAGACATAAAAGCTGGTGAGTGGCAGTCAGCAACCGGAACATCATTCAAAGCTATTCAGATTGTGAATGGAGATGTACCTATCCGTGTGGTTGCACCTAATCCTCTGAACACGTTTGTCATTTACAACCGTAGTTCCGAAGAACCGATTTTAGCAGTCCAAGAATTAAAGGACGAAAACGGAGAATGGTATAAACTTTGCTACACAGAAACGCATGAATGCAAAGTAAAGAACAGTTCCATTATTGCTGATTCATGGAAGTTACATGGTTTTGGCGGCATTCCTATTGTGGAATTTCCAAACAACCATGAACGTTTATCTGATATTGAACTTGTTATAGACCTGCTGGATGCAATAAATAATACGCAGTCTAATAGAATGGACGGCATAGAGCAGTTTATACAGGCATGGTACAAATTTGTAAACTGTGAAGTTGACGAAGAACAGTTCCGAAAAATGAAAATGAGCCATGCATTGGTTGTAAAGTCCAATAACAAGGATAACAAGGCTGATGTTGATGTAATGTCGCAGGAACTTGACCAAACGCAGACACAGGTATCTAAAGACGATTTAACAGAAAGCGCACTTTCAATTTTAGGGATACCAAACAAACAAGGAAACACTGGCGGTGATACGCAGGGTGCGGTCGAGCTGAGAAACGGATGGGATTTCTCAAAATCAAGAGCAAGGCTTAAAGATCCGGTTGTTAAGACAGCAGAGAAGAGACTGGCCAAGGTTGCACTGAATGTTATTCGTATTAAGAAAGAGGATTTAAAAATCAGTCTTAGAGATTTTGATGTGCAGATCAACCACAGTCCACAAGATAATATGTATACCAAGTCTCAGACATTAATGCAACTTCTGCAGTGTGGTATTCATCCTCTTATTGCAATTAAAACGGTTGGACTTTGGGGAGATTGCGAAAAGACTTTCAACCTTTCAAAACCTTACCTTGATGCTCTGTGGAAAACTGCTGACATTATCAACATGGAAGAGCAGATGGCAAAAGCACAGGAAATTGTAAAACAAATGCAAAATAAGACAGTTGCCTAGAAATAGGTAGCTGTTTTTATTTTATAAAATTTGCAGCTATGCGGTAAATAGCAGAGACTCAGCAGGAGCGACCTGCGGTAACAAAAGCGTGAGTTTAACGGAGGTAATTTATGACACGAGAAGACGTATTAAAACTTTTTCCCGAAGCTACGGACGAACAGATTACAAATCTTTTGAATCAGAACAATTCGGAAGTTGCAAGAGAAAAAACAAAGGCAGGACAATACAAGGCTAAGGCTGATAGTGCAGATGAGTTACAGAAAAAGCTTGATGAACTTGAAGCCGGAAATCTTTCTGAAATTGAAAAAGCTAATAAAGCTTTGGAAACTGCAAATGCAAAAATCGCAGAACTTGAAAAGACACAGGCTATTGCGGCACAGAGAAGCAATGCGGCATCCAAGTTTAATATTTCTGCTGAACAGGCATCACAGGTTATCAAAGATGACGGCAGTTTTGACTACGAAGTACTCGGAAAAATTATCTCTGATAAAGAGACTGCTGCGGCACAGGCTAAAGAGCAGGAAATCGCAAACGGAACCACAAATCCGGGCGGTGGTAGTGCTGGCGGTGGCGGTAAAGAAAAAACAGCGGACGTAGAAAACGCTGAAAAAATCAGCTTTGGAAGCAATTCAGCAAGCGAAGAAGCAAAAAACCATTATGTTTTATAGGAGGTAAAAAGAATGGGTAAGCCTATTACTAGAGACTTTACACAAAGTAAAGGTATTTTGAAGTTTTTCCCTTATGAGGGAGCAGCCTGCATCGTAGAACAGAGCGGTGTGAGTGCAGGAACTGACGGAAGAAAAGTTGTGCCTGCCGGTACACCGTATCCGTCTAATGATGCAAAGTGCGTAGGTTATCTGCTTGAAGATGTGGATGTAACTATGGGAGATGCACCCGGAACCTATGTATACCAGGGAACTATTGATTGGGAAAAAGTAAAGAGTTTGACAATCTCTGATGAAGCTAGAAAAGCTACACCGAGAGTCACTTTTTACGGTGCACCACAAATTTCCGCAATGTAATTAACAACAATTCAAGGAGGTATTAACTATGGCATTACCATTAAGAGAAGCATTTACAGCGAGAAGTCTCGGTGTAATGTGGAATAACTATGAAAAAACTTTAGGTTCTGCGCCTTACCTTGGCAGACAAAAGTTTGGAACAAGAAAGCAGGATAGTCTCGACCTTAGATTCATTAAGGGAAAGAGCGGTCTTCCTGTTTCTCTGAAAGCATCTAATTTTGATGCACAAGCAGAATTAAGAGATGTTGGAGGATTCTCCGACATTCAAAACGAAATGCCTTTTTACCGTGAATCATACATGGTAACTGAAAAGGAAGAGCAGGAATACGCAAATTACCAGAATGCAGAGAATGCTTCCATTGCAAATGATGTTCTCCGTGAAATCAGTAAAAAGCCCATGATGCTAATTGAAGGAGCAAGAGTTGTTCCGGAGAGACAAATCTGGCAGTTGCTTGCACCGGCAGACGGCATTCCCCGTGTACAAGTCACTATCGGTGGTAAGAGTTTTTATGTTGATTACACTTCCGATGCAGGAGTTGAGCATAAGAAAGACCATTTCGTAGAAATTTCCGGAGAGAGTGATAAGTGGAACGTTCCGGCAACCGCAACACCGCTGGATGATCTGATTGAAACCAGAAGAAACTTCGCAAAGAAGACTGGTTATTCCCTGACAAGATTTACCATGAACACCGAGACGTGGGAAATGGTTCTGAAAGCAGAGGACACCAAGAAGCAGGTTCTCGGAATCACTGCTTACAATGGTGGAATCCGTTTACAGCAGTCTCAGGTTACTGAATATCTGCGTGGATACGGAATTGAGATCGAGGTGTATGACAAGTTGTACATTGATCCTGCAGACGGTCAGACAAAGTACTTTGTACCTACTGGTGTTGTATCCGCTCAATGCGCTGGTGTATACCTTGGTGATTATGTATTTGGAAAAACACCCGAGGAAAGAAGCGGAAGCATCACCGATGGCAATTTGTCCATCGTAGAAACTGGTATTTCCGTTTATACTTATGCTACCAACCATCCTATCAATACTCACTGCGTAGTGTCCATGATCGGACTTCCTACCTTTGAGGGTATGGACAGCGTTGTTGTTATGAAGGTAGCGTAGGAGGTGTGCTTATGAAGGCACAGTACACAGTCAAATTTAACGGCAAATGGTATAAGGCAGGAGAAGAGATCCCGGAGAGAAAAACTTCGGGATCTTCTGATTTTAAGCAATATACCAAAAGCGAGATTAACCGCATGAGTACCGCAGAACTACAATCTCTTGCGAAAGAGCATGGGATTGTTGATGCGGATGAAACTACTGGCGGTGAGTTGAAAAAGATTCTGATTGAAAAGTTTGAACTTTAAGAGGTAGCACATGGCAGAATATACGACTTTGGAGCAAGTAAAAATCCGTCTGAAACAATTTCATATTGATGAAAAAACTTCCAAGGTTGTGTTTGATGGCCTTGAAGATAATCCTCTGATTGAGCAACTTATCAGTCAAGCGAAAGCTGACATTGTGGCAAAGAGAATGTACCCGGACAGCTACACGGATGAAAAGATTGCAGAGGACTTGAAGCGGTTTGAGAGCGTGATTGTGAACGTGGTTGTGTATGACCATTCACAGGCTGGAGAAAACTTTATGGCAAATTACTCTGAAAACGGTGTGTCGAGAACATGGAGAGACCGGGAAGAACTGTTTGTGGGTGTATTTCCATTTGCAAAAGTTTTATAACCCCATCGAAATCGAGGGGTTTAGAAGATTGTGCGTGACCATGTTACTGATTCCAGTAATAAGGTTGCAGGCGGCACACTTTAAGGGTGGTGGGCGGTGTGCCAACAAATAAGGAAGGCGGTATATGATGTGACTATAGAGTTATCTACAGCAATCATTATAAGCGTGTTATCACTTGGTTTTTCCGTCTTTATGGGATTAAAAAACAGCAAGAGGACAGACACGAAAGATATTGAGGAACGTGTGAAAGAAAACACGAGAATCAATATGAAACTTGACACTATCCTTGATACCATCAATGAAATGAAAAGCGAGCGTTCAGAGATGAAGAAAGAACTTGCGGAGCATGAGCAGAAATTGACAAAAATTGAAGCCAGTGCAGCTTCTGCGCATCATAGACTTGATGGAATTGAGGAAAGACTTAACAGTAAAGAGAATGGAGGTAAGGAATAATGGATTTTTCACAGGTAGGAACTTGTGTTGCAATTGTGGTTATCTGCTATCTTGCCGGTATTGGAGCGAAGCTGATTCCGGTTATTAAGGATAACTACATCCCGGTTGTTGTCGGCATTGTAGGTGGCATTCTCGGAGTAGTAGGAATGTATGTGATTCCCGACTTTCCGGCAAATGATGTTCTGAATGCTATTGCGGTCGGTATTGTTTCCGGGCTGGCAAGCACCGGGGTAAATCAGATTTACAAACAGGTAAAGAAAGATGCTTGAAGCAAATAAGCAAAAAATGAAGTATTCCAAACAGGGTGAAAAAGTCACAATCTACGACCGTGACGAAAATGGAAACATCAAGTACATTGAGGTTGACGGTGAAAAGATTCCAGTAGTTTTGAGAGAAGCTATCGAATTTTCTGACCCTGTTCTTTTTTCTGCAAATATCAGCAATAAGTTGTCAGAAGTACTGGTAAAGGAATTTGGTATTGATGATTCCAGTTCCTATTGTCAAATTGTGACCGATAAGGGATATTTGCCGATTAAGGCAGGAGACATTGTTTGGAAGAAATCTGATGTGGGGCGAGATAGTGATGGACTGGTTGATGATAAGACAGCGGACTACGTTGTAAAAGGTGTAGCTGATGAAGGACTTACCGTTGACCTGTTTTTGCTTCAAAAAACGGTAAAGTGATATGGGGAAAACAATTGAACTAAATCTATTCAGTGACAAGTCCATACAGAACGCTATTAAGGCTCTTAGAGACTACGAAAACAGCTTGACCTATAAATGTAGGCTACTAGCTGAAACTTTGGCAGAAAACGGTGTAGAGATTGCTAGAGTACAGATTGCAGACCTTGACGCTATCTTTACTAGCGAACTGATACAGAGTATCCACTCTGAATATGTTGGTTCGGTAAAAGGCGGTGGAATCTGGGCGGTTGTTGCCGGAACAGACCATGCGGCATTTGTTGAGTTTGGGACTGGAATTGTCGGACAGAAATCACCGTACAAAGGAAAGTTACCCGAAGGTGTCACATGGCAATATGCAAGCGGAAAAACCATACGGCAACTTGCAGACGGTAGATACGGTTGGTTTTATCCGGCTGATGATGGCAAGTGGTACTTCACCGAAGGAATGCCTTCAAGACCATTTATGTACCTGACTGCAATAGAAATTCGTGAAATTGTATTACAGACAGCAAAGGTGGTGTTTGGAAATGGCGGTTAATGAATATCAATGGGTATCAGACTTTAAAGTCAAGATTGCATCATACTTGAAAATGAAAATACCGCAGAGCCATCCTAAAGCGTATGTAACGGACAAAAGCAAGGATTTGTCAGAACCCACATTCCCTACGGTTTATTTTCATGCTATGCCGTTCACAGAGACAGGAGAAGACCTTGAAGGACGGTCTATCAATGGAATCACAGCATCGTACCAGGTGGATGTGATAACAAACAAGAGTCAGGAAGAAGCTGAAGCTATCATGGCTACGGTTGCCGGACTTTTCAAACGTTTGCGATTTCAGATAACTTTCATGCCTGAGTTTAGCAATACTTCACAGAACACATACAGAAGCACAGCACGGTTCAGAAGAAACGTAGATGCTGATGATATATTGTAACTATTGACAGAGCCTACTGGCTCTATTTTTTTATGAAAATTTGGAGGTAAATATGGCTACTGGTTTAAAATCAAGAATTGCCTATAAAGAGCCTAGTTCTAGTGCTGCTACTGGTGAGTACTGGGCAGGAACTTACAAACTGCTCATGAGAGCAAAAAGTATTCCTTCTCCGTTCGGAAGTCAGAACATGGTGGATACTTCTACACTGGAAGATTTGGTCGAAACACAGGAAATGGGTCGTAGAGCAGCTAACAGTATGGAAGTGCAAGGGGCATTTGAGAAAAAGTACAAGGATGAAATGGTGACAAACGAGGGAAAGAAACTCGATTTTATCATCCTGTATGGAACTGACGGAAAAGGTTCAGAGGGTATTTGCGCATTTATTGGTCAGGAAAGTTTTGCACCGGACGAAGCAACAGACGATCATCTGACCGGAACTGCTACGATTGCACAGGCTACTGTACCGAAGTGGATTGAAGATAATTACACTGTTGCAGTAACAGAGGATGAAAACGGTTATCCCACAGAAATTACACTGACAAAAAAATAGAAAGTCAGTCAGAAACAAATAACACTGCCGTGGCTGACTTTGATAAAACGGTAGATGAACCATTGATTTAGCAAAAAAGAGCCGTCTTCGGGCGGCTCCTTTCCAACAAAAGGTTGGGGAAAGGATAAATTATGTTGACTGTAAAATTTGGAGAAAAGGAACTTAACATTAAATTCGGTTACGAAGCAACCGTAAAGAACAACATCATTAAGAAACTGGCAAACCTCGAAAAACAAGAAGATGGAATCGAATCCGTAAATAACATTCTCATGTTACTGCCGGAACTGATTCTTGTCGGTTTGCAGAAATTCCATTCTGATGAATATGGTTTCGATCCTTACAACAAAGAGCAGAAAGAATCGAAGTTAAGCGAGGTTTACTCCATGCTTGATGATTATTTTGATTCTGATGAATCTGATATTCAGAAGTTGTTTGCTGATGTGCAAGGAGAGTTGCTTGAAAATGGTTTTTTAGCGAAGCTCCTGAAACAGGAGCAGGAGAAGAACCCCAAGAAAGCGGAGAAGAAGTCAGAGAACTAACATGGGAAATATACTGTAAAGAAGTACGACCTATGTGGCTTTTATACACAAAAGGGTACGGATTTTCAGTGAAAGATATAGATTCTTCCTGCCCTGCGGATTTAGAACCTTATGCAGAAGCATACAAGTTAGAAATGAAGCAGAGAGACACAGAGATGTGGTCTTGGTTTGGAAATTATGGTATATCTGCATTTGGTGTAGCAATAGACAATTGCTTTAGTAAAAATGCAAAGTCAGAGTATATCAAAAATCCGATCATGAAAGAAAGAAAAAAAGAACCGGCTTATAAGGAATCTAATGAAGAAATTGCAATATGGGAAATGAAACAAAGAATTAAAGCATTAAGAGAACAAGGATTACCGGAAAGTCCGGATTAAGGAGAAACAAACATGAGTTTAATCGGAATTGATGTGTCCTCATATCAGGGGACGATTAACTGGTGGGCGGTAAAACAGAACGGTATTGATTTTGCTATTTTGAAAATCATCCGCAAGGATTTGAACCCGGACAAGAAGTTTGAAGAGAACTGGAAAGGTTGCCAAGAGAACAATGTCCATGTGCACGGAGTATATGAATACGGATATATTACAACGGTTGCAAAATCACGCTCTGATGCAAAGAGAGTGCTTACTATCCTTAATGGCAGAAAAGTGACAGTATATCTTGATGTTGAAGATGCTGTTATGAAAGGTCTTGGCAAAAATATTATTTCCATAATCAATGCTTATGGCAAGGTCATCACAGATGCAGGATTGTTATTCGGTGTATACACTGGGGAAAGTTTTTATAAGACATACATTAAGCCTTATGGTGGTGTAAGCTATCCCATGTGGATCGCACGGTACGGCAAGAATAACGGCAAGATGAATGTGAAGTATCAACCGCAAGTACCGAACATGGTAGGCTGGCAGTATACTTCTAAAGGGCGTGTAGGCGGCATTACAGGAAATGTGGACATGAATGTATGGTACAAGGAATTAGAAGCCGTACAGGGCACTACGGAAGCGTACAGTAACCCTTATGCTGAACCAACAAGGCTGTTGAAAAAAACATTTCCTTGCATGAGAGGTGATGATGTAGCTTGGCTACAATTTGCACTTATTCATCATGGTTGCTTATCTGCGGTGAATGCAAAGGGAAAAAGCAACATTGACGGAATTTTAGGTAAAGACACAGCAACGGCAATCGGAGTATTCCAAAAGAAAGTCGGAATCAAGGTTGATTACAAGTGCGGTGCGGTTACGAGAGAATATCTTAAAAAATAATTTTAGGAACGGTAGGTGTCACAGCTTACCGTTCTTTTTATGTGTAAAGGCGGTGCGGTATGGAAGATATTGATTCTTTGCAGATTAAAATAAAAGCGGATGCAACTAGCGCAAGTAACGCACTGGATAAGTTGGCAAATAGCCTTACAAATTTTCAGAAAAGCTTGTCTATTGATACGTCCAAGCTGACAAGCATTTCCAACAGCATACAGAGTATCGCAAATGCCGCAAATTCCATGAATACGAGCGGAATTAAAAATATCTCCACACTGACAAATTCCATTAACAGAATGGGAAAAATAGATACAAGCGGATTAAGCAGAATTTCATCTGCATTAAAGACTTTTTCTGCTGACATGGCAGGAACAAAAGTAGATGGAGTAGGGGATATTGCAAGCATTGCATCGTCTATTTCAAGACTTGGCGGTGTGGCATCCGGCAGAGCGATTACGAACATTCCTTTACTGGCGAAGAATTTAAAGCAATTATTCACCACTCTGTCTACTACACCGAACGTAAGTGAGAACATTATCCGCATGACAAACGCACTGGCAGGACTGGCATCTACCGGTGCAGCATCCGGGAGAGCCGCAAACTCTTTAGGACGTAATCTGAACACCTATACGGTAAGCACAAGAAGAGCCACGAAAAGCACATTTAACCTTGCTGCGGCTTTCGGCAGATTCTACGCAACATATTTCCTTGTGATCCGTGGAATTAAAAGTCTGTGGAAGTCCATAGAGGGAACTACGGACTATATCGAAGCATTTAACTACTACACGGTAGCATTTAACAAAGTAGGCAAGGAATGGGGCAAGGATTTTGAAAAATTCGGTTACGACAACGCAGAGGATTATGCGCAGAGTTTTGGAAGCCGTGTAAATGAACTGCTTGGTAAAATGTCCGGTCTGAAAGTAGATGTAGACGGTGGATTGATTTCTGAAAGCGGAATGAAGAACCTGGGACTGAATTTACAGGAGATTACGCAGTACGCTTCACAACTTGCATCTATCACCAACTCTTTAGGGCAGACCGGAGAAGTTACTACGGCAATTTCAAAGTCCATGACAATGCTTGCCGGTGATATTTCCTCCCTGTTTAACGTGGATTTCAGTACAGTTGCAACTAATTTACAGTCCGGTTTAATCGGTCAGTCAAGAGCACTGTATAAGTATGGTATTGATATCACAAATGCCACATTACAGACTTATGCTTACAAATACGGCATTGAAAAGGCTGTATCTGAAATGTCACAGGCAGAGAAACAGCAGTTGCGTCTACTGGCAATCTTAGACCAGTCAAAAGTATCATGGGGAGACTTGGCTAACACAATCAATTCACCCAGCAATATGATTCGACAATTCACAAATAATGTGAAAGAAGCTGGCATGGTTCTAGGTCAGTTATTTATTCCGGTATTACAGAAAGTACTTCCTGTCATTAACGGTGTAGTAATTGCGATTAAGAGACTGCTTGTCAGTGTGGCAAATTTACTGGGAATCAAGATTGACTTTTCGTCATTCGGTCAAGGTGTATCCGGGTACAATGAGGATTTGGAAGATACGGCAGATGCACTGGATAAAGTGGGAACAAGTGCAAAAAATGCAAAGAGCGGAGTACGTGAATTTGACAAACTGAAAGTTATTTCAACTCCAAAATCCAGTGGTTCCGGAAGTGGCGCTGGTGGAACAGGAATTGACCTTACCAAGGAAATCATGGATGCTACTGCAGAGTACGAAAAAGTATGGCAGGAAGCATTTGACAAGATGCAGAATACAGCTCTTGGCTGGGCTGATAAGATAGAAAAACTTCTTGAGCCTGTGAAAAAGTTATTCAAAGATTTATTCAATGGTGATTTCTTCGAAGCAGGACAAGATTTATCCGGTATTGTCACAGGGATATTTAACTGGATGTCCGATGCTATTGCATCTGTAGACTGGTATCAGATTGGTCAAAACATAGGACAGTTTCTTGCTGGTATTGACTGGACTGCTGTATTTACATCTGCCGGAAACTTTATAGAGACTGCCATAGATGCGGCTATCGATTTGTGGAAAGGAAGTTTTGATGCTGCACCGATTGAAACCACGATTATCACAGCAATAGGTCTTTTAAAGTTTACTGGTGTTGGAGATATCATATGGGGAAAAATATCGGACAAGTTATCAGCCAAAGTACTAGGATCAAGTATAGGAATAGTTCCGACAATTGCAATAGCTGCTGTTACTTGGGAGATTGGATTTAATGTAGGAAAATCTTTAGGGAAAGCATTGTTCCCAGAAGACGCAGAGTACTACGACAATTTTACGTGGTTTGGTGAAAATGGTTTTTTTGATACATTAAAAAATACTGATTTTACCACATTAAAAACTGCGTGGGATGATTTATACAAAGATATAACAGATAATGATTTGTATAGATTCTTGACAGGAACAATGTTGCTTCCAAAACATAGCACTCTTGATGATTTTGGAGATAAAATTGATTGGCTAATTGATAAAATAAAAAATACAAAAGTAGATATGTCAGATACTTTTGGTCTGTCATCTGCACTTATCAATATAGCACCACTTGTTGGAAACTGGTTTAATGAAAATGTATCTCCTTGGTTCACAAAGGAAAAGTGGCAAGGAATGGGTCAAACTATAGAGTCATCACTTTCTGAAAAATGGACTTCTTTTACAACATGGTGGAACCAAACAGGATTTTCAAGTTGGTGGAAAAAAATTTCAGAGCAGTTTGGACTAACAAAATGGAATAAATTGCTTGAAAACATTCCAACGGCGTTTAGAACAGCATTTAAAACAGCAGCTAATGTTGCAATAGCTCCTTTGAACCTTGTAATAAGTGGAATAGAAACCATGATAAACAATGCCATAGACCTTATTAATGGTTTGATGTCTGCAGCAAGGTTAATACCTAAAATTGGTGACGCAGTTCCGAATAATATACAACACATTAGTGTTGGAAGAATACCTACATTTGAAAAAGGTGGTTACGTTCCAAGCCGATATACGATGTTCATGGCAGGAGAGAACGGTATACCGGAGATTGCCGGAACAGTAGGTGGAAAAACAGCGGTTGCCGGTGGAGTTGAAATCACTGGAATCAAAGATGCTATTAATTCCACGGCACAACAGGAAATTGCACTTCTGAAACAGAATAATCAGCTACTGCAAGGAATCCTTGAGAAAGAGTTTGGAATAACAACAGATCAAATTGGAATTGCCGCAAGACAATACGGTCAAGAGCAATTTAACCAAAAACACAAGAATGTATATGTATTTTAACACAGACAGCACTCTGGATGGGTGCTGTCTATTTTTATGCAATGAGGCGGTGAGCGTATGTCAGCATATCAAGGATGGCTTTTAAAAATTGGAGATTACGTTATTGACCAGTCAAGATTTATAGCCGCTGAAAGTTATCAGCCAGCTGTAAATATGCAGGATGTAGACCCGTGGACTGATGCAAATGGATACGTACATAGAAATGCTGTGGAGCTAAAAGCATTAAGTGTTGATTTTTCCACACCTGCGATGTTGACGGATGACGATTTGCAAGAGTTACTGTCCGGGATACGAAGAAACTTTATTGATGCAACGGAACAGGGATGTAATATCACGGCATACATTCCATTTTTAGGTCAATATGTCACACAATATGGATATATGGCTGATATAAAACCTACAATCTACGGAACTTATGACGGAGAGATTAAATACAATCAGATAGAATTTTCATTTGTCGGAGGTGTAGCGAATGAGTAACTATACCTATGCGGATTTGTTTGATAAAAGCGCATCCAAAAAGGAAATCACGATTGAAACAGAGGACAAGTCTGTAAAAATCACCAACAGCGAAATCCATTTTGAACAGTTTGAATTAAAAGAAATCCTATGTGATGATGATTACCTTACATTTGGACAGTGCAATGCATCACAGTTAAAATTCAAAATTTCCAACGTGTTCACAAGCATGATTGGGAAACAAATAAATGTTTTTGCTGTGATTAATGGACATACTGACACACCGTTTATTTTCGGCAAATACCGTGTCATTTCCGATAAACCAACAGATGATAAGCGTTACAGGAATGTGACGGCATATGACGCCATATACGATATTGGAGAATCAGAAGTATCTTCCTGGTATAACGGATTGAAGTTTCCTCTGACCTTAAAGCAGTTCAGAGACAGTTTTTTTTCATATTTTGGCGTTGAGCAAGTAGCAACCACATTACCTAATGACAGCATGGAAGTGGCAGAAACAATCAAACCAAGCGAACTTTCTGGCCAGACGGTCATGGAAGCAATCTGCTCAATAAACGGATGTTTTGGCCACATTAACCATGATGGAAAATTTGAATATGTTTTCCTTAAAGAAATAATATCCGGATTATATCCACGGAAAGGATTATATCCACAGAAAGGATTATACCCTAGAAAAGGTTCTGAAAAAGAAAAGGTTACTGGTGGAAAATACAAAACTGTTAAATATGAAGATTTTGTTTGCCAAAAAGTTACAAAAGTGCAGATAAGACAATCAGAAAATGATATTGGTGCAGTTTACCCAGATACAGAGATTACCGAGAACGACAACAGTTATATTTTGCAAGATAATTTCCTTGTTTATGGAATGGGTGCAGATGCCCTAGAAACGGTTGCAAGAAATCTGTATGAGGTTATTAAAGTTGTAAAATATAGACCTTATAACTGTGAAAAAATAGGAAATCCTTGTTTGAGCCTTGGAGAAGCAGTCAATGTATATACGGCTAAAGAAATCATAGAAAGCTATGTGTTGAGCAGAACATACAAAGGAATCCAACAACCGACAGACACCATATCAGCAAGCGGAAAATCTCCAAAGTACAGTGAACAGGTAAATGGAATTAACAAAAGTATAATTCAACTCCGTGGAAAAACAAATGAGTTAGAACGTACTGTTGAGGAAACACGATCTGAGATCAAGGATGTAGAGAGCGGATTGGATACGAAAATTACGCAAAATGCAGGAAAAATTGAAGCAGAAGCGAAAAGGGCAACAGATACAGAAGTAGAATTGGCAGCGGAAATATCTTTGCAGGCAGACCAAATCAAATTAAAAGTATCAAAAGGTGATGTCAGTTCTCAGTTAAGTGTTGAAAGTGGACAGGTAAGTATTTCTGGAAACCGTTTTGTATTGGAAGCAGATAACTGTAGCATATCAGCAGATGGAACTATAACAGCTAAAAACGCAGTAATGACTGGTAGTTTTAAGTCTATAGGGGAAGACGGAAGTTACACAGAAGTATCATCAGGTGAAATTAAATTTTATAACGAACTATTGCAAAGCACAGGATCTATAAAAGGATTGGGACAATATCTTACTATTGATGCTTCAATGGTAAGTGTAAGCGGAATTTTAGTGGTAGGAAATGGAGCAACATATGATTCACAATATGTAAAAAACATATCAACAACTTCTCAAATATTAGGCAGTAAGACAGTACTGACAAGTGCCACATTAAGTGTCACAAAAAATTATATAAATGGAACCGTATCAGATGTATCTTTGGTAACACAAACAGCCAATGTTGCTGATTATCCTGGACATAATGTTAATTTTATTACAGGAGTTTCATCACTTGGAGGTTTGCTCACTGCAACATCTGGAATTGTCACACTTATGACGTAGGAGATTTATTATGGTAAAAAAAATATTTATTCTTCAAACGATTATTGGAAAAACAATGAAAGAAGTAATGGAAGAAAGGCAAGAAATTCAGCAATATATAGCTTTTACCATTGGAATTTCCACGTTTACGGAAATCAATGCCACATTGTTTAGCACGGAAGATGGCGATGGTTTTGAAGAGTTTATGAAGCAACTGATTGACATGTCGGATACAGTGGTTGCACAGAGCGGATATGAGGTATCTGAACTGTGCAAAAATCTGTATGCATATGCAGAAGAGCAAGGAAAAGAAATCTATGTAAGGGAGAATTGATATGGCAGCAAACTTTGAGATTAAGAAATTAAAAAGCAACCTTGTGACAGTATTAAATCAAACACCGTTGCCTATCGAGGTGAAAAGGCTTGTACTGTATGAAGTGTATTCGGAGACTAAACAGTTATCAGATATGCAGATTATGAAAGAGGAAAGCGAGGTATCTGCAGATGGTGTTGAATAAGGTTTATACCAGAATTAACTGGGAAGATTACCCCAGTGAAAACACGGATTTAGATGCATACAATCTTAATCAGATGGATTCTGCTATTGATGCGTTGGACAACCGTATCATATTACAGGATGCCTTAAAAGTAGACAAGTCTGCAATAAACGGAAACATTTCTGATTGGACTATGGATAAAACAACCGGTGTTATTACTATTACAAAATACAACGGTGAAAAGATTATTTTTGACCTTAATATTGAAAAAATACCTGTTGGATTTTCCATGTCTGATGACGGAATCATTACCATGACTACAGAAGATGGAACACAGTTTACGGCTGATATTGGTTCTATGATTCCGGTGTTGACATTTGAAGATTCTGCAACCATAGCTGTATCCGTGAATGGTACTGGAAAGAATAAGACTTATTCTTTTTCAATCAAAACAGGATCAGTAACAGATGCTATGCTACAGCCTAATTATTTAGCAGATATTAGAGTAGAATCCGCAAATGCATCTGCTTATGCGCAATCCGCAAATGCAAAATCTGTATTGGCTGAATCTTATGCCATAGGTGGAACCGGAACAAGAGAAGGAGAAGATACCGATAACGCAAAGTATTATATGGAGCAGGCAAAACAGCAAACAGGAGGTATACCTACAAAAGTTAGCGAATTAGAAAATGATGCTGGATACATTACAAAAAAAGTTTCTGATTTGACAAATTATTATGACAAAACCACTGTTGATGAAAAAATAGATGCAATTCCAAAACCAGATTTGACAAACTATTTGACCAAAACTGGTGATGGTAGTAATTTGACTGCGGCGTTTGAAGAAGCAACAACTTTAGATGAATTAACGACAGGAGAAAAGTTATCATCTATTTTGGGAAAAATTAAACTGGCTGTAAAAAACATTAAATCACTTATAGGCCTTATCGGAACTACCGATATTTCGACTATTGGTGACGGTACTATCACTGGGGGATTAAGTGATGTAAATGGCAAGTTACAAGTTATATCCATCAGCCCTAATATCACCGCACCGGCAAATGCATATACATACTGTGACGTACAGATTCCTGATGGATATAGGGTTTACGGTGTTAATACTTTGAATAATTCATTGGCTATTCAAGCTACACCGAGTGAGTTTGCAAATGTCAAAAGGGTGACCTTTTATAATGCATACTCAGAAGACATCCACATAGGACCAATTGATATGCTTATTTATAAAAAGTAATAATATCGATTATTTTCTTTTTCGATAAGTTAGTCGATCCTATCAATTTGCACACACATACCGTTGTCTCCAAGTATTCTGATAACAGAATCTTTAGGCGCAAAAAATATTGTTTTAAACTGAACGTAATTTTGAACATCAATAGGGTTAGCTCTAAATGATGCAACAGCTATACCGTTTACATATGCATGTCCCCATCCATAGCCATTTGAGCTATATAAGTTTGCTGTAAACCAACCATCTGAAGGAACAGTATATATTTTATCAAATTGCGAACCTGTTCCATCATTTAATACTTTTACAGCGGATTTATACGTAGGTCTCACAATTAACTTGCCATTTACAGAAGCAGTCATAAAAAATATTTGCGAAATAACAACAAAAAAGAGCATGGTGTAAAAGCCATGCTCTTAATCTATTTATCTGATTCCCCAGTCACCGTCATTGTTGACGAAACCAACCACATATCCTATCATGTCATCAATTATGTGTTCCGGGAGTATACTGTTCGGAGACATGAGCGAAACATATCTCCATTTTCTAACGCCATATTCTATTATATGGGTTTTTACGGCAATTTGTATCCCACCATTACTTGTTACAATACATCGTTCACCGTCTTGTGGTTCACGATCTGCGGAAAGGAGAATAATTTCCCCTGGAAGATAAAACGGCATATAGTAGTCACAGGGAATTTTCAAACCGATATAAGTCTTGGATTTTATATCTTCCGGTAAATTGTCTATGCAAATAGGTTCTACAGCGTTTGTGGTGGCTATAATTCCATTCACAAGTTGCGGTTTGAGGACAGAAATATACTTGTGTGATTTTTCAAAACTGGAATAGATTTTAGCTTGGTGACGGATGAAGTAACGGATAAGGTACAGAGAGTGTTCCGGCAGACTGCGACATATCTTAACAGATTCTAACATCTTATCTTCCATAGTGCCGCAACCTACCAGTTCATCTACGCTGATTCCAAAGGCTCTAGCAAGCGCAACAGCGGTCGATAGCTTCGTGTCGTTAGAATTACCGTATAGTAGTGAATTAAGCGTAGAATAAGGCAAATTAGATTCATCTGCAAGCTTGTACACTGTCATGTCCGGCTCATTAAGAAATTCGTGGAGATTCCCACGAAAACTTAACATATAATTTGCACGGTTGACTGATAGATGTGTCGATATTTCTTTGATTCGGTCTTTTTTCATCATGTTTATTGTCCCCCTTTCACATGATACACTTGTAACATCCCTTGAAACGAGGGACATCAAGTTCTGGCGAGGGCGGTGTTTATTGGCGTTTTCACCGTCCTCTTTTTGTTGATATTTTACAACAATAAAAAACGTGAGTCAAATATATATTGATTGTTTAGAACGTATGTTCTATAATTGGGTATCGCTACTTTAGATTCTGCGGAGAATTAAAGGGGAGAGGGGTGTGGTTACGATGAACGAAAGCAATGAATTTTACAGAGAGGAAATTGCAAGGATACTATCTGGAATAGAAGACAATGACATATTGAAATATGTGTATGTCATTGTCTCCGATATAGAGGGGGAAAAATGAAAAATCGAAAAAAAATAAATTGGGCGTTAATAATTTTGATTTACTTTTTAGGATTATTAACAAATTATTTCTTAAGATAGACCTAATATTTTCTTTAAATATTCTGTAAATATTGGAGAGCATAATCCCATAAAGTACACTAAAACGTAAACAAGTTTTGGACCTATATAATCAATAATTTTTTTAAAAGGACTTATGTAATTATGCTCTTTACTTTTTACTATATGTATGTCTTCTAATGAATTTATTTTTATATATTTCATTTCTTCTAGTTCATTTATGTAATCAATAAAATCATCTATGGAAGAATCACCATAATCTTTTGAAATCCTACCTAATACAACATTGTTGTCTTTATTTTTTTATTGATATTAAATAGCCAAAAAAATCATTAGAATCTTTTATTTTTCTCTTCATTCCGCACCTCCGATTATCATTTTAAATGCGGAAAATGCAGTACTTCTTTTTTGCTCCGAAAGATTGTAGTACTTAATCAATAAATCTTCCATATCTGGATCGTTTCTTAAAAAAGAAACTAATCTAGCATATTTTGCTGAATATTTTTCTCCATCTTCTTTACCGGTCAACAAAAATTCAATAGAAACTCCTAAAAAATTTGCAATTACTTCTATACGGTCATCCGGAATAACTCCCTTTTTTAAACTTCTTATATATCCATTACTAAATCCGCAAGAAGTCTCTAATTTAGAAATGGCTATTCTCCTTTCTTTACATATAGATTTTACTCTTTCTACTGTAGTCATAGTGTCCTCCCAAAAATTTAGATGATACTCTAAAAATATGCTTGACAAAATAGAGAACACTCTATATAATAAATTTAGGATTTAGAGGAAAGCCTAAATTTAAAAATGTTCTCTGTGGTTTCTTGGCAGTTACTATATTAGAACATTCTCTAAATTTTGTCAAGTTTTTCTCTAAATTCCTAAATCAAGAGAAAGGAAGTGATAGATTGAATTGTTACGACAGAATCAAGGAAATTTGTGATAAGAAAGGAACAAATATTTATCAAGTGGAGCAGAAAGCCGGATTGAGCAATGGAATTATCCGAAAGTGGAATGAATCTGCTCCGCAAGTTGACAATTTAAAGGCTGTTGCAAAAGTCCTTGGAGTAAAAGTAGACGAGTTACTGGAATAGGGAGGTAAAAACATGGAAAAACAGAGATATGTGGTATTAGACAAAAATGGTAAAGCAAATATAGTTCAGAAAGCTGATTCACGTTTTGTTGGAATTGACGAGATGGCACAGCACATTGCGTTTGACATTATCGAAGATTACAAAAGCATTATAGATGGCGATAAGAAAATCGAAGAAACAAATATTGATTTGTCTATCAAAGTACTTACCGCCATTTCGCCTTTTAGGAACGGCTCTGGATTTGGAAAGGATTGCTAATTGCTTCGGCTTTTGCTAATTGTGGTTTTTCTTCCGGAAAAGAATTGACGATTTCTGAATAGTATTGGGTGTACAAGTTCTTAAAATCATCAAAATTTCCGGTATATCCACAGATTTTAGCAATAGCATAAGCGGATGCATATTCTTTAGAATCCAAATTATTTCACCTCCTTATTAAAAAGATAAGGAGAGTATATCACAAAAAGGAAGTGAATTGAATGAGTGAAAACGAAAAAATGGCGGATGAATCAGCCGAGAGAGGTGAGAAGAGTGAAAACATCAAAAATTGAAATTCGTCAGTGTGACGGTGAAGAGGGAGTTTTTACGGAAGTCCTCATTGACGGTCACAAAATCAACGGTGTGAGAAGCTTCACACTGAAACAAGGGGTTGGGGATGATATTCCTACTCTGACACTTGACCTTAATGCACTTAATCTTGCAACGGATATGAAAGTCTTGCGGATTATGCAGGAGGGGTTAGGAGAAATCGAAAGCATTAACTTCAAAAAAGAATAGGCTCCCATATTTCAGAGAGCCATTTCATTACTTGCTGATATTTTGAAGTATGGAGCATTGCCTTGGGTTGTTGCAGCAACCAGTGAGACCGGCATATTTGCAGTCTAATCTTCCATTTTCAAATTTTGGCTTAATATCTTCCAAAGAATTAGCAGATATTTGCCTAAAATCAACAGAGTACATTTTGTTTTGCTTATCGCAAAAACCATTGTATACCAAATTATCACCTCCTTATAGGAGAGTATACCACAGAAAGGAGAACAATGAACGAATTACAAAAATCAAACATGAAAACACCCATTGAGATTGCGCTGGGGATTGATGAAAACGGAATGACTACTGCAAGAGCGTTATACGATTTTTTAGAGTTAGCACAGGGGCAATTTTCACGGTGGGCGAAAACGAACATTACAGAAAATGAATTCGCCACAGAAAAAGAGGATTGGGTGCGATTCGACATTGATGTCGAGACACCTACTGGCGGAAGAGTGAAGAGAGATGATTATAGACTTTCCGCTCATTTTGCGAAGAAACTTTCCATGAAAGGAAGTGGGGAGAAAGCAGAACAGGCAAGAGAATATTTTACAAGGGTTGAAGAAAGGGCAAAAGAAATGGTTATCAACCGTTCCCAGTTGTCACCACAAATGCAAATGGTTATGTCACTTGCTGAGAGCATGGCGAGACAGGAACTGGAACAGAAGAGACAGGCTGAACAGGTTCAGAAGTTGGAGAGTACAGTCACCAACATGAAAGAAATCTTCACAGAGCCTATCGGAGATTGGAAAGCAGATATCAATGCAAAGGTGCGCAAGATTTCCACAAAGAGCGGTATCGACTATCAGACACTTTACAATCAGATGTACGGTGAATTGGAAAATGAAGCACATTGTGTTTTAGCAAGGCTTCAGGGCAATAAAATCAAGCGTATGGAAGATGCCGGAAACACAAAAACAGCTATTAAAGAGGGAACTACAAAGATTGCGGTTATTTTTGACAATACAAGGTTGAGAGTAATCTTTGAGAACATCGTAAGGAGATACGCTATGAGGTATTGCGCATGAGAAAAATAGTTGATGTTGTCCTTATGGTTTTCTTCTGGCTATTAGGAATATTCACGGGGGTGATCCTACTCTATGTTATATAGAGACAAAAGAATATTAAAGAAGAGAAATAAGAACCATTGTAAATCATATCCTTAAAAAATCAAAATTAAGTTTTGGTTTATTAGAAACGAGGAAATTCTATGGACGATATTTGTTTCTACTATAACCAGTTTAATAGTTCAGTTAGCAATAAAATATTTGATATGAAAAGGAGATTGTGGATTTTATGAGAACGACATTGAAGCTGTTTCTTCCTATTATAATAGCACTCTCCATCACATTTACTTCCACGGCACAGCCTAAAGGCTCATTTATTTCGGAAGAAGCACAGGAGATATGTGTCAAGTACGGTGAGGAATACGGCATCTGCCCGGAACTGCTCATGGCAATGATCGAGAAAGAATCTTCCGGCAGACCGGATGTAGAAAGCGGTGGTTGCAAAGGTCTGATGCAAATTTCAGGCAGATGGCATAAAGACCGCATGGAACGTTTGGGAGTGACGGACATTTACTCCGTGGACGGAAATATCCATGTTGGAGCCGACTACTTGTCGGAATTGTTTGAAAAGTACTGTGATGTAGGAATTGCCCTCATGGTTTACCACGGTGAGAAGAACGCAGATACAAAGACAGAATTAAGTGATTACGCTGACTGGATTCTAACAAGGAGCGCAGAACTGGAAAGGATGAATGGAAAATGACGAACAGAGAGAAGTATGCAGAACAAATTCTTGATATGGCTGTTAATACCATTTCAATAGCTGTTGATAAAGAAGGAAAACCGTGCGATTGCAATGCAATACGCTGCTCAGATTGCACGTTTATCGGTGGAAGGTGCAGAAAAGGGCTCAAAGAATGGTCAGAGCAGGAATATGTAGAGCCTACGGTGGATTGGTCGAAAGTGCATGTGGATACGAAAATTCTGGTGAGAGATTCAGAAGATGGACGTTGGGAAAAAAGACATTTCGCAAGATACGAAAATAATATTGTTTTTGCATGGGACAGCGGTTGTACATCTTATTCTGCTAACGGATACTATAATGTTTCAACTTGGAAGTATGCCAAACTTGCGGAGGAAGATGTATGAGTGCCAAAAGGCGGTTTACAGTCAAAGGAGTAATCGGAAGATTCTTATTTAATCCTAAAGAGTGGGAAATCGACCGTGAAACATCATTTTACTACCGACTGGTGAACCGTGAGACAGGAATGAAAAAATGGGTAAGAAAGGAGTATTTCCATGTTGAAGAAAGAAATTATCCCTATCGTCCGTGCGAATGAGATTTTGATTGCAGGACTGTTAGATGCAGGAATCTTGTATATCGGAGATGACAACATGATTCACGCAACAGAAGACTGAAAGCCGGAGGAATGAGGAAATGGAAAGGAAAATCAGAAAAATCTTGGTAGAACTTGGGATGAAACAGTACTTGCCTGGATTCCAGTACATCATCGAGGTTGAAATGTTGATGTTTGAAAATAGAAACAGAAGACTTTCTGAAATCTACCGAATTATCGGGGAGGAACACAGCACAAAAGAAAAAAGTGTGTATCAGGCTATTAAGTGGGTAGTTGGCAATATTAACACAACAACAGAGTTGTACAAGAAAATCAACGAGACAGACAAGCCGGTATCAATCTATATGTTTGTAAATTCATTGTATTTGTATCTTTGGGAGGATAGGAAAAATGAGGATTAAGCACATCTTTTTGCAGAATTTCTGTAAATTCTATGGCTATAACACACTGGACACAGATATTTACGACCGGACAGAGATTTCCGGAGCGAATGAAACTGGAAAGTCCACAATCAAGAGAGCAATCCAGCATATTTTTGGCTGCCGTGACGAGAACGGCAAAGAGATTAGCGGAATCAGACCGCATGACAAAGACGGTAACGACATTGACGGTGACATTACCGAAATGGTTACGGTGGAAGTAGACGGAGAAGAAAAGGTCCTGAAAAAGGTTTGTCGGAAGAATTACAACAAAAAAGGTGAGTTCACAGGAAATGTGACAGACTACTATATCAACGACATTCCTAAGAAACAGGCTGATTTTGACAGTTTTTTGGAAGAGTGTGCTTGTGATAAGAACAGATTTTCTCTTTGCATCAATGCCATGACACTGTTGCTTAAAGGCGGTACAGAGCAGAGAGCAATTCTTGCTGATATGTTTGGTCAGCACAGTAATGATGACATTTGCAATCAATTTCCGGAGTTTGAAGAATTAAGGGCTATTCTGCAGGACGGCACGGTTGATGAACTGAAAAAGCGTTGCAATACACAGTTATACGGTACAAGGGGAAGAAATGGAACCAAGGGCTTGCAGGACCTGTTAGATGAAATTCCGAGCCGTATTGACGAGGTGAGCCGTCAGAGAGTGGATATTGACCTTGCGGATCTGGAACTGAAAAAGAAAGCTTTACTGGATAAGCTGTCAGAGAACATTAAGCAGCAGACAGATACGCAGAACAGCATGATTTCCTACGATAAGCTTTCTGATGGAATCATTGAGTTAAAAGGTCAGTTGAGCGCATTACAGCAGAATGCAAATGAAAAACTGGATGCGGACAGAAGAGAAAAGCGCACAACACTGAATCAGATTCATAATGAACATCAGAAAGAGTTGCTTAAGGCAGATACCATTCGTGAAGAGATCACGGGACTGGAAAAGCGAATCGCACAGTATGAACAGAAGAGACAGGATTTGAAGAAGAGTTGGGATTTGAATAAAAGCCTTAAATTTGATGAAAATTCTCTGATTTGTCCCTACTGTGGACAGGAATATCCGGAAGAGAAGAAAGAGCAGTTAAGAACGGAGTTTGATGTGCATAAGGCACATGAATTGGAACTGATTACCAAAGAAGGTTCTTCCTGCGCTGACCATATCAAAGCGGATCAGGCAGAAATGGAGCATAAGCGCAAGGAACTGAAAAAGACCGAGGATGAAGTGGAGCGGTTGGAAAAAGAGATTGCCATTGCTGATAATGCCTTAAATTCCATTCCGGCAAGCGTGGATATTTCCAACACAGAAGAATACAAAGCTATCCAGTCACAGATTGCTGAGAAAGAAGCTGCCATGAACCGCTATGCGGATATGCAGAGCATGAGAATCGAATTGAAATGCGCAGAGGAAGAGATCAGGTCAGACATTGAACAGGTAAACAAGAAACTGACTAGTGTGAGCATTAACGAGAGTGTTGATAAGCGGATCGCAGAACTGGAACAGGAGAGAAGAGATATTGCACAGAAGATTACGGATGTGCAGGCACAGCTTGACCTGTTAAAGAAATTCAGCCGGAAGAAGAACGAACTGTTGGAAGATGATGTGAACGAGTATTTGGAGTTTTGCCACGTTAAGATGTTCATACCGCTTGTGAACGGCGATACCGAGGAATGTTGCGACTTTATCTACAATGGAGAGCCTTACAGCAGAAACATGAACCACGGTGCCAAGATTCTGACGGAAATCGACATTTGCAGAGCATTCCAGAAGAAGTGCGGTGTGGAGTTGCCGATTATGACAGACGATACCGAGAGCCTTGACTCATGGAGAATACCGCAGATTGATAGCCAGTTAATTATGTTCCGAAGAAGTGATGATGCAAGTTTGAAAGTGGAGGAAGTGAAGAATGAGTAATGAAGCAGAGAAACGATACATTGTCGAGCGTGAGTTTGAACACGTAGGGTATAAATGCGTTGTGATATTTGGAAATATGGCTCACAGGTGCGGATATGTTGGCATTCCAAAGAATCATACGTTATACGGAAAAAATTATGATTACCATCTTGAAATTAAAAAATCAAATATTTGGGGCAGAGAAGTAAGTGGCATTTTCCCTTTGCTTGGTGCTTGCATGGATGAAGATGAAAGAATCCGCATTGAAGCATATTTCCAGTGCCACGGTGGTATTACATACGCAGGCGGTGGAGAAAATTCAAATTATCCTATCAAAAGTGATTTATGGTGGTTTGGGTTCGATTGCGGTCACGCTGGAGATAAGGCGGATTTGGATTATGCAATACAGAAATTCCCAAGCCGTAAAGAAATTTATCAGATGCAAAAAATGATAGAAAGTAAATTTCCTGTTGGTGTCGATGTCGTTCGTTCAGAAGAATATGTTGCTGATGAATGTAAGAAGTTGGCGGAGCAATTGAAAGAGTTTGAAAGGAATGAAGAGAATGCAGATTAAGAAAGAAACAGTCATTTCCGTTCTGACAACGAACGGAGAAACAATCAATGCCGGTGACACCGTGATATTCAATTTTGATGACAAGTGTTGCGTGGGTGTGTACCTGGGACTTTCAGACCGTGGAGCCTTGAAATTTAAGGGCAAGATTTCCGGTACTGATGTCACATGGAACGTGATGCCTAAGAGCATTAAGGAGATTTGCAAGGCTGATGTAAAAGTGAAAAATGATGAATTTGGCAAGTTTATGAACGAGCCGGAAAGCGAGGAATAAGTATGAAACATAAATTCCATGTTGGAGATCTGGTTAAACCAAACAAAAAAGCAGATGAAAATTATACCATAACTACCACATCTGTTGTAAGAGAAGCCATTGTTACAGAATTAAGAGACTATACGATGGATATAAAAATCATAAAAGGGTCATGCAGTGTTGGGGAAGTATTTACGGTTGAAGAAAAATATTTTGATTTGGTAAGAAAAGCAAAACAGGAAACCATTGTCATCTACCGCAACGACAACAAAGTAGTTGCACTGGACAAGACCACTGGAGAGAAAGCAGAAGCAAAATGCAACCCGGCTGATGAATTTGATTTCCGGACTGGTGCTAAGTTGGCTTTTAATCGGCTGATGGGCGAAGATGCAAAGCCTGATGATGGTGAGGTGAAAAGAAAAGCTAAAATTGGTGAGTACGTCAAAGTTGTTAATGCGAAACCTGCTATTCCTTCTTATAAAAACGGAGATATTTTCAAAGTAACTTATGTTACGACATCAGGATGTATTTGCAAAAATTCTGACGGAGATACTGGATTATGGCACGAAGAGTACGTTGTCCTCGAAAACTACAAGCCGGAGAAGAAAGACGAAATCTGCGTGGGAGATACCGTAAAGGTCACAGATTCTGGTAAGCAGTACAGAACATACGGTAAATGGAGCGGTCTTAATGGATACAAACAGAATTTTATCTATGGTTCAGCCGTTAGCACAGAAGATAACTACAAGGTTTTGAGAATTGAAAAGCACGACGATTGTTACAGAAATATTCACGACAAAACACTTGCATTGATTCAGAATCCCAAGACAACACAGGTATTCATCATTAACATTAAAGGACTTAAGAAAGTAGAAAGGTAGGTAGAAACATGGCAGACGAAAAGAAGCAGGAAAACACAGGAATTGTGGAATACGAATCAAATGGGGAAATTGTAAAAATTTCCCCAACAACGGTAAGAAAGTACCTTGTAAGCGGTGGTGGAAACGTATCGGATCAGGAAGTAATGATGTTTATGTCTCTTTGCAGATATCAGCATCTTAATCCTTTTTTGAAAGAAGCATACCTCATTAAGTTTGGAAACAATGATCCTGCTACGATTGTTACCGGAAAAGATGTTTTTACAAAAAGAGCCGATGCAAATCCGAATTATGCAGGGAAAAAAGCAGGAATTATTGTTCAGAAGAAAGATGGTTCCGTTGAAGAAAGAGAAGGATCTTTTGTCCTTAAGGACGAATATATTGTAGGAGGTTGGGCTAAAGTGTTTATCAAAGGAAGAGAGACACCGGAGTACCAGTCAGTATCTTTCGATGAATATGTTGGAAGAAAAAAAGATGGAACAATCAACAATCAATGGTCTAAAAAGCCTGCAACAATGATAAGAAAAGTTGCTGTTGTACAGGCATTAAGAGAAGCTTTTCCGGATAAATTCCAAGGTTTGTATGCACAGGAAGAATTTCCTGATGTTTCCGATGTGAAACTTGATGTGGAAAAAGTTGTGGCAGAAGAGGTACAGGCAAATGCAAACAATATCGAGTTTCCTGACGCAACATTTGAGGAAGTGCCGCAGACCGCAGAGACGGACATTGCCAGCGCAGAGACACCGGATTGCTTTAAGTAGAGGTTGAATAATATGTATACAGATATGTATAGAGTTTTAAAAGAAGGACAGTGTGGAGATTTCCGAATTGAAAAATTTGAAATAACTCCTAATAATTTGTATGCGTTTATTCATGGAATTAGTGTTGGAAAATATGTACGTCTTTTACATAAAAATGAAGTTGTAATGTCTGACACATATATGGAAAAGCGTACAAATTCCAAATTTGTCATAAACGCTCATGGCAATGTTCTTATTGGTGGTCTTGGAATTGGAATGATTCTTTTGGCAATACAAGATAAAAGTAATGTTGAAAGGATTATTGTTGTTGAGAAATCAGAAGAAGTTATAGCTTTAGTAAAAGATCAACTTCCATTGAATAATAAGGTTGAAATTGTAAATGAAGATGTATGGGAATATATGCCATCTTGTAAATTTAATACTATTTATATGGATATATGGAACTATATAAATACAGATGTTTACAAAGATTCTATGAAGCCACTGATTTCAAAATATAGAAAATATCTTGTATCAAAGGAAGAGGACGAAGAAAGATTTATTGATTGTTGGTGCCGTTTGGAAGCAAAGAAAGGAATAGCAATATGAAACTAAAATGTTTAGGTTCCGGTTCTTCCGGTAACTGCTATCTTCTAACGGCAGATAACGGTGAAACACTTTTACTGGATGCAGGACTTCCTATCATGGACATAAAACGTGGTCTTAACTGGGATATTAAGTGCGTTGTGGGTGCGATATGCACCCATACGCACAAAGACCACTCATTATCCGTATCAGAACTTGAACACATGGGAATACCAGTATTTAAGCCATATGAGAGTTTAGAACCTATGGAAATATGCTTTACTGGTGGAAAAATAATGGCATTTGATCTTACTACACTGGATGGTAAGTGGACACATACCAACGCTGATGGTTCAGAATGCCCTTGTTATGGATTTTTGATTACTCACCCGGAAATGGGAAAATTGCTTTATGTCACCGACACGGAATTTGTTAAGTGGCGGTTCCATGAAGTAAACCACATCCTTATTTCATGTAACTATCAAAAGAAGTACATTGCAGAGGATTCCAACGATGCTAAGAAATCCCATGTGTACCGTGGTCATATGGAACTGGAAACGGTAAAAGAATTTGTCATTGCGAACAAATCAGATGCCCTGCAGAACGTCATATTGTGCCATTTAAGCCGTGATAATTCTGATGCCAAAGAATGTGTCGCAGAGGTAAAAAAGATTGCTCCATTGGCGAATGTGGACTATGCGGCAGCAGGCAAGGAATGGATTTTACAGAATGGAAAGGAGTGCCCGTTTTGAGTGGTGGAAGTTTTGGTTATTTGTGCTACAAGGATGTCAATGAGCTAATGGAGCCGTCAAGTATCTCCAACCTTGAAATTATGGTGCAACACTTACAGTTGTACGGTTACGAGGACATAGCACGAGATACACAGCGGTTGATTGAGTATATCCGGTCGGCAAGTATCAGAATTGAGGTTTTGAGCGAGAATCTTAACGGTGTTTTTCATGCGGTAGAGTGGTATGAGAGCGCAGATATTGGCAGAGAGACCATGATTGCAGAACTGGAAAAGTACAGAAATGGTGGTGCGAATGGCTGACACATTTTATAGACCACTTACACCGCAATTAAGAAGTGAAATAATGCAGAGCATTGATTCTAACATATCCGAACTGAATACCTGTCAAAGCAATGCTTTAGTCAATATGCAAAAAACAGGATATGGGGCATTGAGAAATATTATAAATGCCTTGCCGGACGGATATTTGATTCCATTTGAAAGGCGGTGATGTGGTTGGCTGATTGGAAGAATATAGCAAAAGCAAAATCCATAGAGAGAAAAAATCGTGAAAAAATACTGGCGGTTAATCCACACGTGGACGATGGAAGTGGAATTTACTTTCTGACAAGAACAGACGAGGATGGTTTTCGTTTTGCGTATGTGGGACAGGCGGTACATATCTTGCAGAGACTTTCCGGACACCTTAATGGGTACCAGCACATTGATTTATCCATGAAAAGCCACGGATTGTATTCTGCGGAGAACATACACGGTTGGAAAATCGGATTTCTACATTATCCGGTAGGAGAACTGGACAAGTGGGAGCAGTACTGGATTAAGCGTTATGCGGACGATGGTTATCAACTTCGCAACAAAACAGCCGGTGGTCAAGGTGATGGAAAGAAGAAGATCGCAGAGTATCGACCGGGAAAAGGATACCGTGATGGGCTGGCACAAGGTAAAATCAACCTTGCAAGGGAACTGGCGAACATTGCAGACAAGCATCTGGTCATCAGTTTGAAGCCTGAGAAGCAGAACAATTCCGTGTCGCAAAGACAATTTGTTCGGTTTATGGAACTTTTGCATGGAGAAAAGGATGGTGAAAGTAATGAATAAAACAGACTATGAAGTACTTTTACAATACGTTGAAGAAACTGACAAGGAGTTTTATGAATCTCTTTCTACTCAAAAACAAATTATGTATCTTTGCTATCAATATGGAACTGAATCTTTTAAAAAGTACTTGTTTAAGTATAGATTTCGGCAAGTCTGCAATAAATTAAAGGAGTTTTTCAGAAAATGGTGAAATACAAAGGTGAATGCTGCGGATGTGCAACGGAAGCTTATCCATGTCTCGGCAATAGGTGCCCGAACATAAATGTGAAACATTTGTATTGCGATGATTGTAAGGAAGAGGTAGAGGAACTTTACGATTTTGACGGTGTCCAGTTGTGTGAGAAATGCCTACTAAAAAAGTTTGAGAAGATTACATGATTTGAGGAATGTGTATGCTTGATTTTGGATTTTATAACATGGATTGCTTAGAGGGAATGAAGCTGCTAGATGATAAATCGGTAGATATGATTTTTACAGATTTGCCATACGGAACAACACAATGCTCATGGGATACGGTTATTCCGTTTGATTCACTTTGGGAACAATACTGTAGGGTAATTAAGGATAACGGTGCAATTTTATTATTTGGCGCAGAACCATTCTCTAGTTATTTAAGGCTTAGCAATATAAGTATGTACAAATATGATTGGATATGGCATAAATCACATCCGAGAGGTCATTTGAACGCAAAAAAGCAGCCGATGAGAGCACATGAGATAATCAGTGTTTTTTACAAAAAACAGCCTACATACAATCCTCAGATAACACACGGACACTGCAGAAAGATTTCAAAAAGTGATTTTATCAAGGAATCGAACGGTGATAGTTGTTACGGCCGTGAAGTACGAAAAACCAGTTATGACAGCACAGACAGATACCCTATTGATGTGCAAACCTTCAGTAGCGGAAGTCAACAAGGAAAAATCCATCCGACGCAAAAGCCGGTATCTTTATGCGAATACATGATACTAACATATACGAATAATGGAGATCTGGTATTAGATAGTTGCGCTGGTTCATGTACAACAGGTGTTGCTTGCCATAATACTGGAAGAAATTTTATAGGCTTTGAAAAAGATAAAAGCATATATGAAAGAGGGCTGAACAGATATAAAGAAGAAACAGAACAATTAAATATATTCGATTTGCAAAACATCAGAACTTGAAAAGAGGTGACATAAAAATGCCAAAACATTATGACAACCCACAAGCCATACTTCGTCTGAGACGTGAGACAGAACTTTTGAGACAATCAGCCGAAAGAAGTCCATTCACCGGAATACTGACACTGTTCTGTTATACCTTGTGGAAAGACTACAAGTACTCACAGACGAAGCTTTATGACTTCTGCGGTAAATTCACCGAGTACAACGAAAAGTACGAGAATGAGCCTTATACGGAGTTACAGAGTAGGCTTAACGATTTTGCAGACTGGACGATTGAGTACAAGGAATTTACCGAAGCTGATTATCCACATTACAAGTCGGTTGTAGCGCAGAAATGCATCAGGGAACAGGTCAGATGTAACAACCTTATCAATGAGTTGTCCACAAGGTACATCCTATATGGAATGGTAATTCTTATGGAAGATGGATTTAGTAAGAAGAAGCTGACGAATTTCAAGGATAAGTTTTCTGACCACATGGACAAAGCAGGAGACAAGTGCAACGGAAAAGATTTTATGGACTTGTGGAGAGAACTGGTGGAAAACACCGGAATCTATATTGAGAAGCCTATTTTTGAGTAAGGAGTTCTAAATGGCAGAAAAACGAATGTTCAGCGCAAAAATAATTGAGAGTGATGCTTTTTTGGATATTCCTGCTACGGCTCAAATGCTTTATTTCCATATCTGTATGAACGCTGACGATGACGGATTCGTGAATAACCCCCGGAAAATCATAAGGATGTGTGGTGCTTCAGAAGATGATTTGAAATCCTTGATAGACAATAGATTCCTTTTATCTTTCGATAGTGGTGTTATGCTTGTAAAACACTGGCGCATTCACAACTACATTCCACCGGATCGTTACAAGCCGTCATGCTATATGGACGAAAAAAGCAAAATAGGTGTGAAACTAAACGGATCATACACTACAGACCCTAAAAAGATGGTTTCCCCAGTAGAGGGAAATCCGAAAAAGAGTTGTTACGACAAAGAAATCAAACTTGATAAGAGGTGATATAAATGCAAATGACAGGTTATGAATTGTTGGAAAATTATGAAAAAGCGGAGAATAAGGACAAGCAGATTCAGATTCTTGCGGATTTGAACCACATCCCGGTTGACATGGTGTGTTTTGTGATTGACAACAGAGAAAAATTTGAAAATTTGGAGACACCATTGTCCACAGAAGAATTTGCAAAGTGGTGTGAGACGGAACTTGACCGTGTGGATGCTCATATCCATGCACAGGAAATATATTATAGAGAACTTTGCAATGTATACAGAATCGCAAGTATATACGGGAAAAGGAGTGCAAAATCGTGAGCAGAGGATTTCATAGCGAGAATGAATTATATAGTATGCAAAACAGCATTACAGTAGGGCATTTTGGCCACTGGAATCATATACCGTATGACTGCAGCTATTCTCAATTTGCAGAGAGACCGAGGATTGCGGTGGAAAGGAGTGAATCATGGAAAGATTGACATACGTCACAGAAAAAGGTGAAGTTTTATTCCATCCGGAAGATTTGCCGGATGATGAAGGTATGACCATTACGCAACTTGCTAAAGATGGCAGATTCAAAGCGTTGGAGATAATAGCTGAAAGACTTGCAAATTATGAGCAAGTAGAGGAACTTGGCAGATACGGCAAGTGGATTGCGGTTAGCGAGAGACTGCCGGAAGAATCTCTTAATAGCGTAATTGGATGGGATACATATCGAAACCGTTGTTGCTTTGTACAATATTTGGGAGGACGGTTTGTCCTCGGTGATGATATTGATAGTGTAAATGTCACAGCCTGGATGCCACTGCCGGATCCGTACCGGGAAAGTGAGCCACATAAGCAGACCAACGCAGACCGGATCAGGAGCATGACGGACGAGGAACTTTTAGATTTCATTTGTTCAATCGAAACATATGATGAGGGTAGCGCAAAGACCATAGAGGGCGGTGTTGCAATGTGTTCTGCGACAGAGGTGGAGCAGTGGTTGAAAGAACATCGTTTTTGAAAGACTGTACAAAGTATGGAAATCAGACAACAGATCAGCAGTCAAAATCCTACGACACTATGATGATGTATGAGGTCAAGGATTTGGTAGAGGATTTGTTGGAGATTGTAAAGGCAGGTGGATCCAATGAAATGTAAGGTATGTGGTGCTGATGTCGATTTAAAAAAAGAAAATCGTTATGCAGCGAAAGAAACAAATATTCTAACAGGACATGAATTACTGTGGGATTGCTTCGACTGCCCGAAATGTGGGTGCCAAGTAATCGCCAGTAAACGATTAGAAAAGGTGGAGAGATCAGATGCAGAACATTGATTACACCGCCCTGTATGCCGATAATGCGGACTTTAAACGCTACGTTGACCGCTACTGCGTAAAGCACCGAATCAGCGTTGCAGAAGCCTTACAGCATTATCTGGTGCAGATGGCAGGGAGACAGTACAAGGAACAGAGTGAAACAATAGTTAGATAAAATCAAGAAAGGAGCCGAGACTCTGGCCAGAGTGAAGCATATGCGGTCTCCTTGAAAAAATGAGTGATTTAGATAAGTTTGATTACGAATGTCAGAATCAGATGAGCATTTTTGACCTGATACGTGAACAGATACGTATTACAAAGCCTATAAGGCTGATAGAACTGTTTGCCGGATATGGTTCGCAGGCAATGGCACTGGAAAGAATCGGTGCAAAATTTGAGCATTACAGAGTTGTTGAGTTTGATAAGTATGCCGTAGCAAGCTACAATGCGGTGCATGGCACAGATTTTCATACAATGGACATAACAAAGGTTCATGCGGATGATTTGAATATCTGCAATACGGAAGCCTTCACTTACTTACTTACTTACTCGTTTCCTTGCACCGATTTGTCGGTTGCCGGAAAGCAAATGGGAATGAGTAAAGGTAGTGGAACAAGAAGCGGTTTGCTGTGGGAAGTGGAACGGATTCTGACAGAAATACATGAAAGTGGCGGTGAATTACCGCAGATTCTGTTCATGGAAAATGTTCCGCAAGTCCACGGAAAAGCAAATATGCCGGACTTTCAGAAATGGATCGATTTTCTTGTGAGTCTTGGATATGTGAACTACTGGCAAGATTTGAATGCTAAAAATTATGGAGTAGCGCAGAACAGGGAACGGTGTTTTATGTTTTCGTTTTTGGGAAATTACAATTACAGTTTTCCCAAGCCTATTCCTCTCAAAAAGAAGTTAAAAGACTACTTAGAGGAAAATGTGGAAGAAAAGTATTACATCAACAATGAAAAAGCACAGAAACTTATTCAGACACTTATTGACAACGGAACATTGCAAAAACACAATCCTGAGAGCAGAGCAGAGCAGAGCAGAGCAGAGCAGAGCAGAGCAGAGCAGAGCAGAGC